ACGGCGTCGAGGTCGGTCTTCAGCGCGGCCCGGGCTTCGAGCGCGGCTGTCATCTGCTTGCGCAGGTAGGCGAGCATGGCTCGCTCCCTCCATGGGGTGATGGGTTGGGGTCGCGCCCGCGTGCCGTTCGGGTGGTGGCCCAGGTGGTGGCGCTCGTGCGGGCATGCCGACGAGCGCTCCGGCGTGGACTCCGGCGCGTCAGGTGGTGCAGGCGTCAGGTGTGGCTACAGGCCCAGAAGGGCGGCCTGAGCCTGGAACAACGACAGCGTCTGCGGCTCCGCCTCAACGGGCTGGAACCGACGCTGCAGGCGCTCGTACAGCGCCCGTGCGTCCACCTCTTCGAGGTGGTCGAAATCGGCCGCGCGCATCGCGCCGACCGAAGTAGCAGGGTTCGCACCGAAGTTGACGACGGACACGTCGCCCCGGTGCAGGTCCACTTCGAGGATGTCCCGCTGGTCGTAGTCCGGAGACCACTGCTGGCGGGTCACCCGGAACGCGAACGACATCTCGTCGACGGCCTGGTCCTCGATGGCCGTGACCATGTCGCCGACATCGGAGCGGGAGACGTTGACGTCGGCCTCCATGTGCAGGCCCGTCGCGTCCTCCGCCAGGCGCAGCGAGCCCGCCTTCGTGTACGCCATCGCCAGCCCGCCATGGTTCAGCAGCAGCTGCACCTGCGGATTCTCCGCGAGGGTCTTGCCGAACGCCCCCGTCCGCACAACCTCCGAGTAGGGGCCCAGCCAGTCCCACATCTCGAACGGGGTCTCAGTGACCGAGGCGTAGCCCTCGATCGTGGACACGTTGCTGACGCCCTTCTTGGCGCGCACTTCGAGCTGCACCGGGAACGCACGCCGCTCGGTCCCGGACATCTTCGCCCGGTCGCTCTTGACGCTCACAGCGTCCCCTTCCTGTCATTCACTGAGCCGCACCTTCGGCGCGGCCTCAACGAGCGGATCGTTGCCCCAGGGCACCGGCGCCTGGTCTTCCAGGTCGCGTACTTCGTTGGGTACCGCCCACCTGTTCTGCAGGGACAGGGCGTGCGCCTTGAACCTGGTCAGCAGGTCGGTGCGGGCCAGAGCACCACGGTTGATCTTCACGTACTGGCCGGCGGGCAGGAGCGCGGTGAACATGCGCTCGGTACGCACCAGCCACCGGTCGAGCGAGTACGTCAGCAGGTCGAGGCTGCGCTGCTCGACGTTGGCGTAGGTCATCGAGCCGCCGGTCTCGTAGCCGAGGATCTCCGGTACACCGGGCCCGTAGATCCGCGCGCACTCCGCAGCCGTGTACTTCTGCGTCTCCAGGAACTGCGACTCTTCCGGAGCGACCTGGATCGCTTGGAACTTCCAGCCCTGCCCCAGCACCACCGGTTCCCGTGTGCCGCGCAGCGCGGCCATGAACCGTTCCTTCGCGGTCTTGGCCTGGCCCGGAGTCAGCGCCTGCTCGTTCGTCAGCAGCCCCGAGGGGTGCGCGCCGTCCTCGAACCACTGCCGGCCGAACCGCTCGGCCGCGATACCCAGGCCGATCGTCGTGGCGTGGTGGCGCACGGGCGACAAGCCCAGCAGCCGCCCGGGAATCGTGTACGCCCTCTGGTGCCACATCTCATCCGCCGGCACATCCTGGCCGCACACCCGCCACTTCGGCAGCCCCGACTCATCGTCGCGCCAACCCTGCACATCGTCTGGGTGGTACAGCACGATCTGCGTCGGATTGCCAAGCCGGTCCCGGTCGCCGACTCGGCCGTTGGTGTTGCCGCGCAGCAGCAGCGACATCAGGTATTGGTAGATCCAGTCCGCAGTGCCGTAGCCCTCGCCCGACGGGTCCTCCAGGATCTTCGGCGTAGGCAGCTCACGGCGAGCAGCCCCTGTGCCCTCGAAGACGTCGATGGGCAGCAGCGATCCCAGAGAGGCAATCAGGTCCACGGCCGCCCACACGGCAACCTTCTGCAGGCTCGCCTCGGTCTGCGCGAGGCTGACGCGCGCGAACGTCATCGACCGAAGCGGCGGTGGGATCGGCGGCTCGGGGAACGGGCCCCGGCGCTCACGCCGTCCGAAGAAGAGGCTCACCGCTTCCTCCAGTCCACGGACAGGCAGAAGGCCCCGGCGACCGCCATCCCAGCGGGCGTGTAGACCTGCCAGGCCGCGGCCGACAGCAGCACGGCCCCAGCCGCCCCGGGCAGGCGGGCGGCCACCCACCCGCACGCTGACGCCAGGGCGCCGACCATGTTTGCCCTGGTCATGGGAGCCTCCCTCACAGGATGTTGTCCAGCGGATCGACCGTGTCCTCGACCTCGGCGCCGAGCCCCCACTTGGCGAGCGTGGCGGCGACCAGCGGGCTGATGTCCACCGAGACGATCCGCCGCGCCCACGCCCACGCATCGCCGAGTGGGCGCTTCTGTGCGCCCGCCAGCGCGGACGCGAGGGGCGCCTGATCGAGGTGGCTGAGGGTCTGCTCGGTCACCGCGTCGTAGAACTGGCCGCAGGCCGAGGCGACTTCGCGTGTCTTCGGCGAGACGACCTCGACGCCGAGGCGCTCTTCCAGGTCGGCGATGAGCGATCCCGCAGGACCACCGGCATCGACGACCCAGCACCGCGGCTTCCACTTCTCATGCAGCTCGGCAGCCCGGTCGAGGATCCAGCCCGTACCGGGCCGATGGTCGACCACCTCGACGTGCGTGCCGCCCCGCCAGTCCCCCGCCACGGCGATCGCCGCGTGCGAGCGCTCCGGGGTCATGTCGATCGCGAACGCCACTGGGTCCGACGGCGACGACTCCGCAGCCGCCAGCGCCCGCCACGCGTCCTCGCCGACGACTTGCCACGTCTCCGCCGTGTCGGACGGGTAGTCACCGACCCCGAGGCGCTCGCGGGCGTAGCCGTCCTTGCTGAGAGTGGACCGCTCATTGGCGACTTTCTCCAGCGTCAGCCGGTAGCCGATGCCGGGGTTGGACTTCAGTACTGCCTCGTTGGAGGCCGCATCGTCGTGCACGGTGCAGTCCTTCGGGCACTCATCCACGTGCGGGTCCACGGACCACTCGAAGTACGTAAGTGACGGATCCGACGTGCCAGCCTCGATCGCAGCCAGTGCACGGCGGCGCAGGCGCCCCAGTTGTACGGACGGACCGCCGATGCCCGCCGATCCGAGATACCAGATCTGCGGATCCTGGACCGCTGCCATGGTGGGCAGCAGGGCGTCCATCTCGTTGTCGCCGAGGATCATGTCCTCGTCCATGATGTTGCACCAGCCGGTGAAGCCACGGCCGGAACCCTTGCTCCTCGCGATGAACCGCAGCAGCTGCCCGGAGTACAGCTCGATGCTCTCCTCACCCGTGGTCTGCCAGTACCGCTTGACGCGTCTGTGCAGGTCAGGAGTGCTACGGATCAGGCGCTCGATCCGGCGGAACGCGTTCTTCGCCGTCTTGAACTCGTGCGCGCTGTGGAGGATCAGCTCCTCGCCGCCGATGAACAGGCCCCACAACTCGCGGGCTTCGATCACTCCGCCCTTGCCGTTCTGGCGCGGCACGTTCACCGCGACCTCGAACGACGCCCAACTACCGTCCGGCTTCTCACCCATGCCGACGCACAGGACGTGCTGCTGCCACGGGTCCAGGTGCAGCCCGGCACTCGCGGCGAGGTCGATCGCCTCCTGGCCCGCGCTGGACACGGCCGGGGGCGTGATCTGGATCGGGGGTTCCTGCCAGCCGTACACGCGGCCGTCAGCCGTCGGAGGCCTGCTGTCGGGCTGCGGCGCGGCGCTTCTCTCGCTGCTCAGCAATGTCATCGACGGCATCCCCCTTCATTTCGACCGGGGCGAGCCTGCGGAGGTCCGCCATGATCGCCCGGAGCTTGTCGGCGACAACGGCCTTCGCGGTCGGTGCGTCCGATTCGTCGATCGCCTTGGCGAGGGAACGGGCGACGGCCGCCATGCCGGGCGACGTCTGATCCGCGCCAAGCTCGGCGGCGATGTTGTCGGCAACGTCCATGATCACCGCCAGCCGTCACGCAGCGTCACATCACGCAGAGTGACCGCCACTAAAATGGTCGAACTGAGTTCGCGCGAATTGATCTTTCAAAATCGCCGCGCAAAAAATCGGGCGACAAGGGCGTTTGGGTCGCCCGGGAATGTCCCTAAAAATGGGTGCGGCTCTTGATCACCAAGTGCGCGAGGCCTGCGGCATCGGCTCGCGGGCGGCGGCCGGCCGGGACCGGTACCAGCGGGTGGCGACCCGCTGCATGTCCGTGTCGCGCATGGCCGCGATGCGCTGCATGGTCACCTCGCGTCCGGGGTCCACGACCACGATGCGTGCTTCCATGCGCCTGTACTTGGCCAAGGCCTTGGGGCTGGGCATGGTGTGGATCAGGTAGACGTCAACCGTGTCGCGTAGCTCGAAGGCCTCGTCCATGGCCGCGTACCGAGCGCGGTGAGCGACGCGCAGGATGGTGGGGTCCTGGTTCCACTGCGGTGCGCCTGGCCCGGTGAGTGCGCGGGTTATGCGGTCGAGGTCGATGACGATGTCGCGGGCGGTGGCGTGCGCGTCGATCCATGTGCTCTTGCCGGAGGCCGGCGGCCCGGTGACGACGTAGAGCACGCCGCCCCTACCTCTCCTCGACCTTGGCGCCGTACATCGGGTGCCCCTGGGGGACGTTGAGTAGGTCCGTCAGCGTCACGGCGATGGAGCAGAGGTTGATCTCGTCGGGGTGATGGACGCAGACGAACCCGCCGGTCTCGAACTCGACGCCTCTCCAGGTGCGGCCGTCTGTCAGGCGGACGAGGAACGGGGTGGGCGTTGCGGGTACGGCCATGGTCACCACTTCCGTGAGGCGCGCTGGCACCAGGAGTTGCCGCACTCGATCAGGTCGGGGTCGCTGTACTCGTCGGTGAAGCTGTCGGGCGGCGGGCTAGGCGTCATGCCGACGCTCTGCTCCAGCTGGCGTGTCTTGCTGTACGAGGCCCGGTCGTGGGTCGGGCAGCGCCGGGCGATGCGGTGAAGCAGCTCGCGCACGGTCACCACCTCCGTGTGAGCGGCGCCCCGTTGCCTAGGACGGGGCGCCGGTGCGGGCCTCACGGTTGCCGCATCCCGCCGTTGTCCAGGTGTGCACCATGCTGCACGGGAGGGACCTGGGCACGTGTCGGGACATCTGGGATCACCACCGCCGTGAGGCGCGATGTGGTGCTGGCTTCGGTAGTGCTGGCGTGCGGTTGCCCTTGGCCGAGTTGCAACGCCGATGCATCGGGCGGGCGTTGTCACGGTCGAGGAGGTTGCCGCCCTTGGACAGCGGGATGACGTGGTCGACGGTGAAGGACAGCGGGTGCCGGGCGTCCAGCTCGTATCCGATGTTGTGGCCGCACCGTGCGCACGGGAGGCGTTGGGCGCGGAGCCAGGCGCACAGCCTGCGGTAGGGGCGCCCGTTGCGTGGGTTGCCGGCCACGGGCGCCTCCTCGCGCTACAGGTCGCCGAGGACCTCGTTGCGGGCGGCTGCGGCCTTGCGGTTGAGGGCGCCGGTCATGCGGAAGAGGGCGACCGTGAGGGCGAGGAAGCCGGCGAGGAGCAGCACCTGGGTGACGACGCTGACGATGTGGACGTGCTGGGTGGCGAGGGCGATGGCGAGGAGGATGAAGTTCCCGCAGGCCCAGGCGAACCAGATGCGGAGTTTCTCGACGCGGACGGCGGTCTGGACGGCTCTGTAGTCGCTCATGGTCCCCCCAAGGACGTCTGACGCTGAGGGGGCATCATCTGTCGCGCGGGGGCCGCGCGGGGCCGGTGTGTCCGTGTTGTGACCGTCAGGCGCCGTCGTGGCCCAGGGGGCTGGACGGTGGGCTGCTGGGCTCGTCGCTGGCCGTGGGGCTCGCCTGCGGGTCGGTCGGGCTGGGGCTCGGCGCAGCCGTGGTGGGCGTCGGGCTGCTCGGGGCCGATGTGGTTGCCGGTGGCCGGGTGGTGCTCGGCGCGGGCTTGGGGTCGTTGCTGCTGCAGGCGACGGGACCGAGCAGGAGCACGGCGGTAGTCGCGGCGATGGTGAGGGTGCGGCGCATGGCTCCTCGGTCTGGTCGTCAAACGACGGCGACGCGGCGTGTGGCGGCGGCGTTGTGGCGCGCGAGGCGTTCGGCGGCAGCGATCTGGGCCTGGGTGTAGATGCGCCGACCGTGCTCGTCGTGCCGGGGTTCCTTTAGGTGACCTCGGCGTTCCCAGCTGTAGATGGTCTGCCGGTTGCGGCCGGTGAAGGCGGCGGCTTCCGCCACGGTGAACCAGATGGTGCCGTCGGCGTCTTCGCGGCCGTGGGCGGCTTCGCGGTCTCCGGGGCGGCCCATGGTCACCCCCTGCAACGGCGAAAGCCCCCGCGTTGGCGGGGGCTCGTGTGGTGTGTGGGCGCACGTGTGGCGCTGACACCAGAGTATGCAGCCGTGATCGTTCGCGTGTCCAGCAACACAGCCGAGGACGTCCCAGATCCGTGCGGCGGTGACGTGGCCGGGCGGCGCGTAGATCGGTTCCGTGGCCCCATGGTCGCGTACTCCGGGTCAGCTGCTGAGCCTTCGAAGGCATTGCACCCCTTCCTTCGTATGGTCATCCGCTCGTAGCGGCATCGGTCTGCGCGGAGACCGATGTCTGGCAGGCCGGACACAGCCAGTCCTTGAAGTCCGAGGAGTCCATGGGGTGGCGCCATCCGGCGCCGATGGCCGCGCGCTTCGCCTCACGCTCGCCGGGCCAGTTGCCTGCCTTCTCGGCGGTGTCGGCGGCGACCAGGGCGTCCGCCGGCAGGTCTGTGCCGGGTACGTAGCCGTCGGGGAGGGACAGCCACTCCTTGCCGGGGCCGTCGCACTGGACTCGGTACACGGGCCTGATCATGTGTGCATCCTCTCGTGGGCGTGGTGGGGAGGGAGGCGGCGCGAGGGATGCTGAAGTCCCTGTTTCCCGTTTCCCTCGTCCTCGTGGGTCTGCCTCCCCTGCCTCCCTAAACCACTGTTTCCCCAGGTCAACCATGGGGATGCAGGGCAGGGAGGCGGGTAGGGAGAACTCCCTCAGTCTTCGGTGCCTCCCTCGTCGTCTTCGTCGTCCGGGGTGTCCTCGTCGCGGGCGGCGATGGCGTCGAGGATGCGGTCGAGGCTGACGTGCATCTTGCCGCCGTCCGTCTTGTAGACGCCGTGGCCGGCGTCGTCGAGGACGCTCTTGAGGTCGCGGAACGACCAGCTGCCGTAGGCGACCGGGGCGCGGTCTTGGAGGCCGCGCAGCACGTCCTGTGTCCGCATCCGCGGCTCGTGGCCGAGGACGGCCGCGATGTCCGTGAGCGGGTCGGCCACGTCGAAGGTGGGTGTGTCCACGGGCCCGGTGCCCTCGTAGAGGCCCATGGCCCGCTCGACGACGGGCGTGACCTCGTCGATGCCCTTCTCGGGGTCGCGGGCGACGTAGTAGGAGCGGATGACCTCGAAGGGCTTGCTGGTGAAGCCGTAGGTGACCGCGGTGCCGATGTCCTGGCCGGGAACGAGTTCGGTCGCGCGGATGCCGGCCTTGTACTTGCCGGAGCCGAGCAGGCCGTCGTTGGCGACCTGGTCGCCGACTGCGAACGCGACGCGGTGGCTGGTGTTGCGGGTGACGTCGCGCGGGATGCTGTCGGCGGTCGGGGAGACGGTGACCCAGATGAGGGTGATGCCGACCTTGCGGGCCTTCTTCATGACGCGGATGGCCAGCTCGGCGGCCTCTTTGCCGTACTCCTTGCTCATGAACAGCTCGTGGACCTCGTCGAAGACGATGACCCGGGGCCGCATGCGCGGGTCTTTCAGGGCCAGTTCACGGGTGAGCTTGGGCGACTCGCCGCCGAGTTCCTCCAGCAGCTTGCCGCGCTCGGTGACCTCGTTGGTGAGGCTGCGCAGCCGGTCGAGGGCGGCCTTCAGCTGCTCGGGGTCGTCGCCCTTGACGAGGGCCTTCAGGCGCGGCTTGAGCGGGTCGTAGTCGATGTTCGTCGCCATGACGTACACCTCGGCCTCGACGAGCGGGTCGAGGATCGCGCCGAGGAGCAGCGAGACGACGATGGACGTCTTGCCGGAGCCCATGATGCCGCCGACGATCCAGTTCGCGGCCATGAGCTTGCCGATGATCGGCTCGCCGCGCTGCGACAGGGCGACGGGTACGCCCTTGAAGTAGTCGGTCGTGCCCTCCGTGAGCAGGGGCCACGGTGGTACGGGTCCGTTGAGGGAGCCCTGGTCGGCTACCCACAGGTCGAGGACGCCGGGCTGCTTGGGCGGCTCGGTCGGCCAGGTCTCGACGGGCTTGCGGAGCAGGTTGTGGGCGAGGACGTTCTTCTTGCCGTTGACCATCTCGACGGTGACGCCGAGGGGCAGTTGGACCTGTGTGTGGTACCCGTTGCCGAGGCGGACCGTGGGCTGTACCCAGCGCGGCTTCCAGCCCTCCTTGATCGCCTTGTTCAGGGGTGAGAGGCCCAGGTTGCCGAGGGCTCTCAGGATGGCGTTCTCGTCCGGGATGACGTCGAGCGCGGCATCGTCGGCGGGCAGGGCCCAGGTGGGTGCCGCCTTCTGGTTCTTGCCGACGGCCCAGGCGCCGGCCATGGCGAGCAGGGGCAGCGAGTACAGGAGCGGGTCCCAGATGACGGAGGCGATGAACCCCAGCCACGCCACCAGCTGAATGACGGCGTCGAGCGGCGCGAGGACGTCGGCGACGTCGTGGTTGTGCCAGGCGATGAGGATGCCCAGCATCAGGAGCACGCCCGCCCCGGCGACGACCGTGGTGAACACGGCCTTGGGCAGGTTGATGGCGAGCTGGAGCAGGTCCATGCGCCGCTTGTGCCGGGCGAACCGGTAGGCGTAGGCGCGCTGTTCCCACTTCTGCACCATCTCCTCGTTGCCCGCGGCCTCGGCGATGCGCATCATCCGCTGGTGCGTGGCGGTGGTGCGGGCCTCCCACGCGCGGCGGGTCAGGATGCGCATGCCGCCCCACGTGTAGGCGCCGTGGCGGACCGCCAGGCGGTAGGCGGGGTTCTGGCGGATGTCGACGACGACGCGGCGGAGGTGGGCGATGCGGATGCGACGCGGCGGACGGGACGCCTCGGGACGGTCCGAGGACGCCTCAGGGGCCGGAGCGTCCTGCGCGTCCGAGGGTGCGTCCGGTGACGCCTTGATCAGGTCGACTGTCATGCTGGGTCTCCGGTCGTTCTGTTGGGCGGTCCGGGGTCCGGGGACGGCGGTCTGCTTGGCGGTGGACGCCGTCCCCGGGCGTTGTTACTGGTACTTGCGTAGCTCGCGTTCGAGGCGGCGGCCGGCGGCCTCGCGCTCGTGCATCTCGCGTCGGGCTGCGGCCCGGTCCTGGCCACGGCTGGCGCGCATGGTCGCCTTGGCGGTCGCGGCGTCGCTGCGGGCTTTCGCCAGCTGCTCGCCTAGCGCCTTGGCCTCGCTCTTGCCGCGCTCGGCGGCCCGCTCCTCGATGCGGTCGGCCGCAGCCTTCACCCGCGGGTCGATGGTGTCGACGTTGCGGTCACCAGCCATTGACTGTTTCGCGGCCTTGGCCACGAGGTACGCCAGGCGCAGCTTCTCGCCGCGCGTGTAGGAGCTACGCATGGTCAGTACTCCGTTCCGGCGGTGGGCAGTTCGGGCAGCGGCTCGGGCAGCACGGCGGCGATGGAGCTGTAGGCCTGCGCGACCTCGGCCCACAGGCGGCCAGCGGCGGCGAGCGGCTCGACCTTGTGCCGCAAGTCCTCGTTGCGGGCGGCCCGTTCGGCGTCGCGGGCCAGCTGCTCGGCCTTGGCGGTGGCGCTCCACGCAAGCTGGACGTACTGCTCTTGGGTGGTCTTGTTCATGGGGTTCCCCCTGGTCAGCGATTGGTGAAGTCGCGCCACATGCTGCGGAGCACGAGCACGCAGGCGGTGGCGCAGATCGCGCCGACGGCGACCGCGACCGCGAGGACCGCGGCGGCCATGGCCAGGAAGGCGAGAGCGACCGCGGCGCCGATGCCGCCGGCGATGTACAGGCCGACAGGGCGTCGGTCTGTCGTCGGCGCGGACGGCGGGGCGGGCGCCTGCTGCTGGGCGGCCTGCTGGGTGGCGAGGACGGCGGCGACGATGCGGACGACGTCGGTGTTGGCGGTGGCGTCCCGGACGGCGTCCTCCGCCTTTCGCAGGGCGTCGCTCATCGGGTCCACCCCCGGACGCGACGAGCGAGGCGCGGCCAGAGCAGGACGCCGGCCGCGAAGGCGAGGACGGCGGGCTGCGAGACGACCGCAGCGACGACGGCCAGGACGACGGCGAGCAGAGTCGGGCAGGCGACGAGGAGTCCGAGGACGGCGCCGAAGGCGAGGCGGGTCATGAGCGCACCGCCTCCAGCTCGGGAAGGGCGTCCGGGTGGAAGAAGCTCCGGTTCCGGCCGTCCTTGCTGTGGACGGTGAGGCGTCCTGTGTCGACCCAGGAGCGGACGGTGGACATCGCGATGCCGTACCGCTCGGCGACCTGGGCGGACGTCATGAGGGGCGGCTCGGGCGGCGGCCCGTCCTCGGCGTCCTGGCCCGTCCCGGGCGGGAGTTCGCGCGTCCTGTCGTCGTCCTGTCGGTCCTCGCGTTCGAGGGTTACGACTGGCACCGGGCGGGCGACGAGCGGCAGCAGCCGGGCATCGGGCGGGACCACGTCCCGCATAGCCGGGACGCTCGGGACGGGGGTGGACGCGGTCGCGTCCTGGGTGTCCTGTGCGTCCTGGTGTGCGTCCGGCGGGCTGGCCGCGAGGTGTAGGAGGTGACCGACGACGGCGGGCGGGACGAGGCTGGTGACGGCGATCAGGATGGGCTGGTCGGCGATGACGTGCCCGGTGGTGATGAGGTGGCTGACGACCTGGGCGGCCATGGCGAGGCCGAGGGCGAGGCAGGCGCCGATGATCGCGGACCAGCGGCCCCGGTCGCCTCGGCGGCGGGTGGAGGCGACGGCGGCGGCGATGCCCGCGTAGGCGGAGAGGACGACCGGCATGCCGTAGGTGAAGGGGTCGTTCCATCCGGCGGTCTCGGCGAGGTGGTACTCGCCGGGTGCGCACATGAGGAGGGCGACTCCGAGGACGATGGGGCGTCCGCCGGCTGTGAGTCCGCGGACCCACAGCGGGGCGGCCGAGCGACGGCCGACGGCGGGGGCCTTGGTGCGGAAGGGTGCGGTCAGCTTGGCCAGGACGCGGCGGGTGCGGCTCACTGGCGCTCACCGCCGGCGGCGGCCTTGAAGACGCGGAGGGCGGCGCCGTCGGGGGCGTCCGGCCGGGCGTGGACGCGTCCGCCGTTGAGCGAGGCGAGGAGGCGGGCGGCGTGGTACTCGCAGCCGTCGGCGCCGGCGTTCTCGGTGTCGAGGACGGTGACGGCGATCGGGCCGCGGCAGGGCGTCGGGTCGGTGGGGAACGTGGCGGGGCAGGGGCGTTCCGGGGCCGTGTGTTCGCTGGGGTGGCGCAGGTGTGCGGTGCTGGCGTAGTCCTCCGCGCAGAGGCGGAGCAGCTCGGCGATGGTCGGGGAACTTGCGGGCGCGTCGGGGCGCGCGGAATGATCAGCCACAGCTGATGCCTCCTGGTCTGATCAGGAAGGTTCGGTTAGGCCCATGCCTGGGACGGGAATCCCGGGCATGGGCTGTCTTCTGTTGTCGGGCCCTGGGGCCCGGTGTCATGACACCCACCCTAGACCCTGGTGTCATGACACCGCAATGGGTAACCTCACGGTGTCATGACGAACTGGAGCGCCGATGCCGAACGTTGAGAAGACGCCCCGCCAGACCGTCCGCGTCGAGAAAGAGCTGTGGGACAAGGCCGGGCAGGCAGTCGGACCACGGAACCGAGGCGCGGCGATCCGCGACTTCCTCCGCTGGCTTGTACACGAGACGGACGAACTACCAGACAGGCCCCCCGAGGGCGGCACCGAGTAGACGGCCCCCGCCTGTGGCGGGGGCCGCATCATGCTGCGTCCATGGCCGCAGTCGCGATGCGCGCGGCGAGCTTCAACTCCTCGCGGGTGAACCGGTTCTCGCAGGTGCCGCAGTCGATGTAGATCTCGTGGTCGGTCTCGACGAGGGTGAGCGAGTCGCAGCGGGGGCAGGGCTGCGGGACGGGCCGACGCTGCGGCCGGAGGCGGGTGACGCTGCGGATGGTGCGCATCAGCGCGTGCAACTCGTCGCGGTACTCACCCGCCCACGGGCGCCGGCACACCCAGTCGAGGACGCGGTCCCGCCCGAGCCACAGGGCGAGCGCCTCCGGGGTGACGATCGCGGGCCCGTTCCAGGTGCGTTCCTCACCGACGAGCCGGACCCAGCCGGTGAGGACTCCCACGATGGGCACGGGCCCGTGCTGGTCGCCGTGCTCGTCACGGACGGCGGTCCAAGCCGAGGGGCCGACGAGGTTGAGGACGTCCTCGCGGCCGGGCAGAGGCGGGGTGCGGGTGCCGCTGCCGCCGACGGCTCCGACGGTCTCGCGCTGGCGGCTGCCGCCGATGACGACGAGCTGGAGGGGGATCTCGTGCAGCCAGGTGCGGATGGCGGAGACGCAAGGTGTGCAGATGGTTTGTTCTCCGTCGAGTTCGTAGTCGCGGAGGGTGCGCTGGCAGGTCGCGGCGGCGCAGGGCCAGGTGCGGGCGGCGTCGTTCACGGCGGGCTCCTTGCGGGCGTGCGGGGTGGGTCAGGCGACGGACTGTTGCGGCTCGGCGGAGGCCGGCGCGCACAGGCGGCAGGGCTTGGCCCTGCGGCACTTCGGCATATGGGGCTGCGCGGACCAGCGGCGGGCGGTCACGGCTCGCGGGTGGACGCCGTTCTCGATGAGGTGGTCCCGCGCGAACTCGGCGTCATCTCGGGGGAGCGGCCCGATCTCGGTGATACCTCCGATCGGCAGCGCGACGAGGTGACGCAGCTTTCCGGCGCGGTGGAAGTGCGCGGCTTGCTCGGCCCACCAGGCGCCCGCGGTGGTGCCGAGGCTGTTGAGGAGGACCTCGTCGACGACGACGCCCCACTCGGCGGCGGGCAACGACTGGTCAGTCATGCGGCCTGGTCCTTCTGGAGGTCGGTCTCGTTGGCGGGGGTGCCACAACCGGGCGGGATGGCGAGGGCACGGCAGCAGGGGACGCAGCGGCGGCGGCCGAGGCGGCTGAAGAGGCCGGGCATCCACCACCGGCGGCGCAGCCCGCAGACGGCTCGGGCGGGGAGCAGTCGGCACTCGTCGATCGCCGAACGCATGGCGGCCGGGCTGATGCGCTGGCCAGCGACGGCGTGCAGCCGCCGTTCCTTGCCGCTCACCAGCCACCAGCAGTGGCCGTTCTCGGGGATCGGGTGCGCCGTCATCGTCAGGCCCCCGTCTCGGGCAGTCGCCCGGGGCGCGCGGGTCCTTCGGCGGTTGCCGGGAACGCCTCGGCGTACTCCTTGTCGGCCGCGATGATCGCCTCGTACAGCTCGTTCATGTGGTCCCGGCCGCAGTGGACGCAGGACTCGGCCTGGACGCGGCGGTCCTCGCGGTCGGTGATCGCGGTCATGATCAGGCGGCGCAGCTTGCCGATGAACTCCTTCTGCATCTCGATGAGCTGCCATGACTCCTCGTAGGCGGCCCGCAGTTGGGTGTACGGGACCGTCTCCGTGGTGGGTTGCTCGGTGCCGTCGAGGGCGGCTACCAGGTCGGCGATGTCCGCGCCGACCGTCTTGCCCCACGGACCGTGGTCGCTCTCGTCAAGCACGTCATGGAAGCCGACCGCGTGGGCAGCGAGACGATGAGCGATCGCTCGGGCGTGCTCCAGCTTGTGCTGCGCGATGTCCGCCTCGGCGTCGCTCTCGCCGCACCGCCGGGCGTACTCGTCGCGCTCCTCCCGCGCGGTGTTGGCTTCGCACATCTCGGTCTCGACGTGGTGCCGGAGCGTGCCCGCTTCCTCCTCGCTGAGCGTCCGGCCGCGCTGGAGGCGAGTGAGGAGCACGAGCAGGGACTCGCGGCGCAGGAAGCGCAGGGTGTCGTCGCTCGTGGGGCGAACGCAGCCTTGGGTGGTGCCGTCGCAGGCGCCCTTGATGTGGGTCAGGCATGCGTCCCCGTCGGCGGCCGGGGTCTGCTCGGGGATGGACAGGTCCCGGGTGCCGCGCGCAATCCAGTCGAGCGTCCGGGTGGACTCCTGCTCGGCGCGGTCGATGAGGACCTGCACGTAGGTGCGCGCCTTGCGGAGGTCCTCAATGCCGTTCTTCTTCCGCCACCGCAGGAGGTACTTGATCGCGTTGCCCTCGTAGAAGTCGAGGCCGAATGCGTTGATGACGTCGAAGGGCTGGAGGCCGTCGCCGCGGTAGTGGTCAGGCGTCCAGTCGGCAGGGCCGTGGGCAGTGATCTGGTCGGTCACAGGTAACTCCCGGTGAGGGGTACGTCGGCGAGGGTGTTGAGCTGACGGGCGGTGAGACCTTGCCCGCGGAGGTCCGGGTCCGGGATCCGGAGGTCGTTGTCGAACCACTCGTCCTCGTCGGGCTCCTCGTCGTCGTACTCGTCGAGGTCGAGGGTGAGTTGATCCGCTGTTGTGCTGGTTGATCGCGTTGTACGGCTGTTGCGGGGGCGGGGCGTCAGGAGGCCCGCCAGGCGCCTGCGGCAGACGGGCCCGAGGCGGAGCCGCTTGGACTCCTCGTCGCGCAGGAGACGGCCGCAGGCCATGCACGTCGGGGCCTCTCCAGTCACACCGCCCCCGCCCGTCACGCTGCTGCCTCGCTGTCCTCGTCCTCGCGGACCGGTGCGGGATGCGCCGGCCGAGGTCGGACGGGTACGCCGATCGCGTCGGCGAGTTCCTCCCAGTGCCGGTCTTGCTCCTGCTTCGTCCACACGCTGTGGGTTCCGTCGGGCCGTTCGGGCCGGACGGGTATGGCCTCCTGGAGGAGGCGTTCAAGAGGCGTCATGCCAGCGTCTCCTTCGCTTCCTGGACACGGCGGTCGTGGACTTCGGCGATCGGGGTGCCGTCGTCGTGGCACGGGGTGCCGGGCGTGACCTGGCAGTCGGGGCAGCAGGCGATGGCGAGGGCCCACGCGTTGATGCGGGAGTCGTGCGGCTGCGCGAGCACGCGCCCGTTGACGCGGACGATGCACGACTGGTGTGCGCGGGCGTGGCACGGCTCGTGCGGGCAGGGCACGGAGCGCGCGGGGTGTGCGCGAGCGCGCAGACCGTGCCGGAGGCTGGCGGGCATCGGCGCCCCCTGATGAAGGCCCATCGGTCAGGCCTCCTTGGGTGGCGCCCACGGCTGCGGGGTCAGCTCGGCGCTCAGGTACAGCGGATGCTTCGGCTGGCCGGCCTTCGTCACCGCGAGCGCCGTCAGCCTGTCCATGCCGGGCAGGGCGAGGACGGCGGCTATCCGGTCCGGCCTGGCGCTGGCGCCCCATGCGCCGACGAGCGGGCCGCCCGATTCGGCGGCGATCGTGGCAGCGGCGTACAGGTGCGCGTCGTTCTCCGGGCCTATGGGGTCGGCGGCGGTCCAGAGTTCGGCGGGGTCGGTGGCGCGCCAGGCGTAGAGGTTGGCGACCATGAGAGCGCCGCAACCCCAGTCGCGGGCGTAGCGCAGGCAGCGGCGGATCGTCGGGTCGTTGTGGAGGGCGTCGGCGGTGGACGGGTTGAGCATCACGAACACGGCGGTCGGTCCGTCCGTCCACTCGCGGCCGAGGAGGTACCGGTACCGCTCGCAGTCGGACAGGATCGCGGAGCCGAGCACGGTGGGCGGTGCGGTTGCGGGCTCGGAGTCGAAGAGGGCGTGCTGCTCGGCCATGGGTCAGGCCCCCATCTCGGTCGCGACGGGCTGGCTGTAGACCTTGTGGCGGCTCGCGTACACGCCGGACCGTTCGGCGCCGACGAGGAGTTCCCAGCGGGGGCCGTCCGGCCGCCAGCTGTAGTCGGGGCAGGCCGGTTCGTCTTCTTCCCAGTAGTCGATCGTGGCCTGCTTGCCGGCCTGCTCGGTGGCGAAGTAGCCGTAGGCGGCTTCGTCCTCGCGCCAGACGACCCAGACCTCCGGCAGTGGGCTGGGCTGAGAGTCGGCGGATGGAGCGGCGGCAGGCCGCGGGCAGATGAATGGGTAGGGCGGGTTCGTTCCTGCGCAGGCGGGGCAGTCCTCGGCGTTGCCGCCGGTGTGCTCTGGTTCGGGGTCGTCCCAGACGATGCGGGTGTTGGGTCCGCCGCCGTGGGTGTGGATCCATTCGGCGTCGGTCATGCCGGCGCCGATGCGGTACCAGAAGGCGATGCTGGGGCGGGGGCTGAGCCATATGACGGAGGCGGTGCCGTCGCGCCAGCGGATGCCGTCGGCGACGCGGCCTGTGCCGGACATGCCGGTGGTGTCGGTGTCGCGCTGGAGGTGGAAGCGGCGCGGGAGTTGGGTCACGGCTGGCAGTCCTTCGAGACGCAGGTGGTGTCGCCGTCGGACACGAGGTGCACGTGCTTGCCCTCGTCGGCGAGTTGGCGGGCGGCTTCGGCGGCGGTGCGCGGGGCAGGCGGGGTGTCGCGGTCGGTCACGGTGTGGGCTCCTGCATCTGTTCGAGCTGGCGGAGGTAGGCGGCGCGGCGTTGCTGTTCATCGGCGCGGGTGGCGGCGGGGTCGGCGGGTTGGCCGGCGGCGGTGTTGCGGCGGGCGGCGTGGGGGGCGCGCTCGCGGGGCGGGCGGCTGTCGACGGAGGGCGCCTTGCAGGGGCGGCCGATGGCGGCGGAGCACTGGGGGCAGGTGATGCCGAGCGGGCCGGATCGGCGGACGGTGGGCGGCGCGTCGCTGTCGGGTAGCTGCGCGCGGACGGAGGCGACGAGTTCGGCGACGGGCCGTCGGCGGAGGGGCTGGCCCTCGGCGCCGCGGTGGCGTTGTTCGCGGACGGCGGCGAGGTAGGCGGGTACGTCGTCGGGATCGGCGTCGGGGATTTCGGCGGGGAGGCCGGGGCCTTGGATGTCGACGGCGGCCGTGGTGCGGCGCTGCTCGTACTCGGCGATGATCTCGGCGGGGCTGACCCAGGGTTGGCGGCGCGCCACCGTGGCAGCGGCGGTGCGGGCGCCGTCGAGGGGCAGGTCGCCGAGGACGTCGTGCCAGGCGTCGGGCGTGTACTCGTCGAACCGCTGCTGGGGGCAGAGGGCGCGCACGTAGCGGGCGAGGACGACGGTCTCTTCGGGCTTCATGAGGACTCCTGGGTGCGGGAGCGGGCGCGTGTCATGGCGCGGTCGAACAGGTCGTCGGTCTCCTGCTGGCCGCGCGGCTTGGTGAGGGGGACGACGTCGCCGACAGCGGCGGGCAGGGTGGCGGTCGCGATGTCGGGCAGGGCGCGCCAGGCGGGGAGGAAGTAGCGGGCCGAGCGGGGCTGGGCGCGTGCGCCTTCCCAGCTGCCGCGGGCGGAGACGACGAGGGCGGGGATGCCGCACCGCCGGATGAGCGCCTCGACGAGGAACCACTCGGCGGGCTTCAGGTCCCAGCCGACGACGAGTCCGCCGGCGGTGAGGGCTTCGACGAGGGGCTGGCTGGCGGTGGGGATGCGGGGGCGGTCGCCGATGTGTGCGGTCTCGCTCGCGTAGCTAGCTGTCTCTTCCGTCTGTTCTTCCGTAGGAAGAACAGACGGGTCGGGTCGGGTTACCGCGCGCGCACGAGTCCCGAGGGAGTCCACCGGGGACACATCGCTCTGACCAGGATTTGCGTCTGAGATTCCGTCACGAATCGTGCTCGTTTTACCCTCGGATGCATCATGCAATCGGCCTCGATTCGAGCTCGAATCGTCTTCGTTTCCGCGCCGGTTCACATCCGGATCCATGTCGTCCGCGCCCCCGGACCGCTGCTTCCGCTTCTTCTCGGCGGCCCGTTCCCGCTCGGCGATGACCTTGGTTCGGCGCGGGTTGTAGATGAGGTAGTCGTGGATGACGTAGTCGCCGTCGGCGGGCTGCGGGCAGCGTGGGCAGCCGTGTCCGGCGGGGTGCCACAGGCCGGCCTTGACGAGCTTCGCGAGCTGCGGGGCGGTGGCTGTCGTCTTGACGAAGTGGGCGTGCACCGTGCCGTCGGTGAGGTACTGGGCCGCGTAGGAGCCGCCGAGGGTCCACAGGCCGATCGCGGCCGTGCCCGCCCCCCGGAGCTTGGGGTGGGTGTGGGCCGTGTCGTCGACCTTGAACCAGGACATCGGGGCTTCTTTCGGCTGGTGCTGATCAGGGAGTGCGGGACGCTCGGCGGAGAGAGGGCCGGGGGCTGGCGCGCGCGGGCGGCGGAACGTTCATCCGGCGATCGCCTGCCGCTCAGCCCGCTTCCGGTCGGCCTTGCAGGCCTCGCAGTACGCCGTGCCGTCCGACTCGTACCGGCCGTGCTCGGCCTGGTCGTGGGCGTGAGGGCAGAACGGCTTCCGCTCGCGGCCGCCCATCAGGTAGCGGAGCTGCTCGCGGTTGCGGCGACGGCCGGCCTCGTCCTCGACGTGGTCGGGGGCGACGCAGTGCTTCAGTCCGCAGTCGGCGATGGCGTAGCCCTCTGCGTCGCGACCGTGCTTGATACGGAAGGCGACCGCAGCCGGGCTGTGGGACTCCTCCTTGTGGCGCATGACCGGAGTGCTGGCGATGTTGCCGCGTTCGCCCGTCCACTCCAGGTGGCCGCCATCGAGGGGCCGGGTGAAGGTGGCCCACTTCTCTTCGAGAGTGCGCGTCTGCTCGGCCGGGACGAAGACGGGGAGGTCGAGTTCGGCACGGATGCGCCGCACCCTGGCCCGGTCGGCGTGGAGTTCGCGGGCGATGGCGCCGTTGGATTTGCCGGTGTGCAGGGCTGCGACGATCTGCTCGCGGGTGGCGTTCTGGTTCATGCCGCGTGCCCCTTCGCGGTGTTGGCGCGGGCCCTGGGGACTCGGGCGCCCCACATTCCGTGGCGGTGGGTGTAGGAGATGTCTCCTTCGAAGCCCTGCGCGAAGGCCTCGCACTGCGCCTGGACGGGGCAGGCGCCGCAGACACTGCGGGCGTCGCGGTAGCTGCAGCCCTGGCCGTCGGGGTGGAACAGGTCGGGGTCGGTCTGGGCGCAGAGTGCGGCGTCCATCCATGTGAGGTCACGCATCGCGGGCCTCCCCCTGTTGCTCGTCGCGGGTGACGGCCGAGCGGGGATCGGTGAACTCGGGGACCGACCAGAGGAGTTCGCATTCGTCCTGGAGCGCGAGGTCGGTGCCGTGCTCGGTCTCGGGGCTGACAGGGCTGCCCATGGCGGAGGCCACGGCGATGATGCGGTCCCGTTCGAGGGGCTCGTTGAGGGCACGGCGGACCTGGAAGGTGACGATGCCGATCACGACGGCCCACCACAGCACCCACCACAGGGCGGTCATGCCGCTGCCTCCCGCCGGTACTCGGCGGTGCCCTGCCAGGTGCGGCAGAGGGAGCGGTGGACGGTGGCCCGCTTGGACTGTGCGACGCCTGCGGCTTCGATGACTCCGGCGTTCGCGGCGGCGGCGAAGCGGGCGCCCCAGCAGTTCGGGTGCGGGGGTTCGTCGACGAGCTGCTGGTCGATGAGGTCGGCCGCCTGGAAGACGGTTCCGCGGGCGGCCATGGTGCGGATGGCGTTGTCGCAGCGGGCGGCCCAGTCGGGGGCGAGCTGGCCGACGCGGGCGATGCCGTCCTGCTTGGCGGCTTCGCCGGCGGCCGGGTCGATGGCGCCCTGCGCGGGTTCGGTGAACTGGAGTTGCTCGGTCACGGGGTGGTCCCCCTTCCGCAGGCGCAGAGGACGCGGCCGTCCTGCGCGGTGAGTTGGCGCCAGCGGTGGAACGGGCAGGGCTCGACGAGGGCGCTGCCGGTGGGGTGCTGGACGATGGCGTAGCGCGGGTTGTAGGGGCCGCCCATGGCGCGCAGCGGCTGCATGTCGCCGCAGGCGAGGCAGCGACCGACGCGACCACCGGGCAGTTCCTCGAACATGGAGCTGCGGGAGGCGGGGCAGTTCTTCGGCGGGTGGATGTGGCGCGGCTGGAAGACGAGGGTCCGGCCGGCGGGTCCGTCGGTTTCCTGCCCGGCGCCGACGGCCTTGCCGTCGCACATGCCGCACACGCGCTCGTCGGTGGGCGGGGTGTCGCAGGAGAGGAAGCCGCCCTGGACGTGGCCGTTGCACCACAGGTTGTAGACGAGTCGGCCGGTGGCGTACCGGATGCCGGAGCGGACGCGGTGCCAGCGGGACATGGCGCGGGTACGGACGAACCGCGGGCCCTCGGCGAGCGGCTCGGCGTCGATCACGCCGTAGCTCATCGTGACGGGCGGGAACAGGGCGACCGTCACACCGCACCACCGGGGATGAGTGCCAGGGCGCGCTGGTGCTGGCGGTTGAGCTGGGCGAGCGCGGCCTCGGGGCGCCGGTCCTGCTCGGCCCTGGCGCGGAGTTGGGGCAGGCCGGAGTCGATGGAGGCGAGGACCTCGTCTCGCGTGGCTTCACGTCCCTGGGCGAACCAGTAGGTCTCGACGGGGGCGCCGATGTTGAACAGGCGGAGGTCGCTCCACATGCGCCAGGTGCGGGAGACCCACACGAGGGCGACGCCCGGGTTGCGGGTGATCATCTCGCCGTCCGGGGCGGTCGCGTCGGCGGGCAGGTTGGAGTCGCGGCGGCGCATGCCGGGGGTGGTGAGGAACGGGCAGGCGGTCGCGGCGTAGATGGCGCAGTCGCGGTGCGATGGGGGTTCGGCGGAGACGTGGTTGAGGGCGCACATGGGGCCGATGACGAAGGCGGCGTTGGCGCCGAGGTGCTGACCGCAGATCCAGCACTGGCGGAAGCGGACGGCGTCGTCGAGTTTGCCTTCGCCGATGACGCGGAACTCGGGCTCGCCGTCGATCCAGGCAACGAACCAGGGCACGGGGTAGCCAGTCTTGTTGCGGGGCAGGCGGGCGACACGCGGCGGGGGTGCGGGGAGAGTTCGGGTCATCAGGTTCTCCGGTCGTGCGTGGTGTGCTGGGAGTTGGGCCGCCGCAGGTTCGGGCCGCGGCGGCCCAGGCGGTCAGTCCTCGACGACCTCGGCGTCGACGGGCTCGTCGTCGTAGTCCTCGTCGACGGAGCCGGGCGCCGGGGTGGGGATGCGCGCGGGCAGTAGGTCGGGCTGCTGCTCGGCGGCGACGATGGCCTTGGCGCGGATCTGCTCGCGCATGTACTCGGCGGAGGTCGGCACCCACTTGGACAGGCGGTGCGCGGCGGTCTTCAGCCACATCGCCTCTTCGTCCGTGGTCCACGGCGACCAGTCGTTGCCGGCGCTGTCGGACTTGGCGCGGGCGCCGGCGATGTGCCCCTTGTTGAGGACGACGACCTTGCTCGTGGCGCCGTCCTTCATGACGGCGTAGGCGTAGGCGAGGCGGAGGTCGCCGCGGTCGTCGAGGTCCCAGTCGATGTCGTGGGCGGGGCGGTCGTCGCGGCCGGGCCGGTAGGCGAACTGGTCCTTGGCGCGGACGACTTCGACGATGACGGAGGACACGGCGCCCGCCCGGTACATCAGCTCGATCTCGCCCTGGTAGCCGCGTACACCGGTGACTTCGGTGCACCGCTTCTTCTTGTTCCAGCGCGGGACGAGGTAGTACTGCTCGGTGCCGGGTTCGAGGCCGAGGCGTCCGGCGTCCATGAGGACGGCGATGAACTGGCCGACGTCGTTGGTCGCGGCCTCCATCAACTTGGGGTCGCGGCGCAGGAGGCCTTGGGTGTTGCGGATCCAGGCGCCGACCCGCTTGGTGAGGTGGCTGGGCATCACGAGTTCGAGGTCGCCGCGGTACTGCTCGACGACGGCGGCCGGACCCTGGTCGCGCTTCTCGATGGCGTTGCTGATCTGGCTCATGCGGCGTGGCTCCTGGCGGGCTGGAGAGCGTGGGTGGTGCCGTCCGGGTTGACGGTGCGGGTGGCGATGCGACGCCCGTTGTGGACGGCCCACCGGCCGGTGCCGATCACGTCGAGGAGCTGGCCGCGGGCGCGGACGAGTTCGGCGTCGGCGGCCTTCGCCTGCTGCTGTGCGATCTCGAAGTCGGCGGTGTGCTCGGCGGAGATCTCGACCTCGACGTCCTCGCGGCCTTCGTGCTGGAGGCGGATCGTCTGGTACGTGTCGTTGGCGCCGTCGATGGGTGGCCGGTTGCCCTGCCGGACGTCGTCGAGGAAGCGTTCGGCGGCGCCGCGCATGACCTTGGCGTCGGTCTCGTCGTACTCGACGACGTACTCGCGGTAGTCGCAGCCGCCGACGAGGAGCGCGACGTGGCAGACCTGCACGCCGAGGACGTCGAGCTGCCACTGCACCTGGGTGCGGTAGTGCACCGGGATCACGTCGCTGCCGGACGGTCCCCACTCGTCGCCCACCGGGGACGTCTTCACTTCGAGGAGGGCGGTGGTGCGGGCGCGCTGGGTGAGGAGCCGGTCGGGGGTGGCGCGCTGCCACTCACGCTCGGTATGCCGCCACGTGCCGGTCTCCTCGACGCCGAAGTCCTGGTGTTCGTCGGCCCACTTGAGGGCGACGGCGGGTTCGAGGCGGACGCCCCACTCCATCTCGGGGGTGGCGGTGAACGGGGCGTGCGGCAGGCCGGCCTTCTTGTGCCACAGCGTGAAGCGGCTCATCCACGGTGAGAGGCCGAGGACGGCGGCGATCTCGGTGGCGGTGATGCACAGCCCGGCCCGGGCTGCCTTCCACTCGGGGGTGCCGGGCTGGAAGGTGCCGAGGAGGACGCCAGTCGGCGCCATGGCGGTAGTCACTTGGCACCACCCATCACGGCGTCGTACACGTCGCGGGCCCAGCGGGCGTCGGCGAGGGCGGTGTGCCGGTCATCGCCCTGCGGCGGGATCACGCCGAGCTGGGCGGAGATCTCGTCGGACTTCCACGGCAGGGAGACGCTCGCGCCGCGCGCGGTGAGGGCACCGATGGCGAGGGCTTCGACGTCGATGAGGTGGTAGTGCCAGGGCCGGGGCCACGGCTCGAAGAGCACGTTGCGGGCGATCATTTCGGCGTCGAAGCTGATGACGTTGCCAACGAGGTGGGCGCCCGCAAGGTCGTCCAACAGCGCGCGCCGTACCGGGCTCCATTCATCCCAGGAGAACTGCGGTGCGGCGGTCCGCTCGTGGAAGCCGCAGATCTCCAGCCCTTTGGGGTCGGCGAGCGCCATCTCAGCGCCCTTCGGCTTGAGGTGGTGGATGACTTCGCGGTCCAGCCAGCCGGATTCACGGACGATGTAGGCGATCTCCCAGGGCACGTGCTGATCCGGGTTCAGGCCGGTGGTCTCGCAGTCGAGGAAGACGAGGCGGCTCATGCTGACACCCCGCGGGCGATCTGCTGCAGCTTGGCGATGCCGTCCTCGTCGTGGCGGGCGAGGTCGACGGCGGCGGACAGCTCGGGGTAGGCCTCCTTGAGGATCGCCTCGTTCTTGCGGTCGGCGCTCTCGATCGCGGCGATGAGGTGCTGGGTGAACGCGCCCGGCCGCATGCCGCCGGGCTGCTCGAAGTACCAGAGGACGTGACCGGCCGTCTCTCTGGTGACGGTGGGTTCGGTGGTGCTCATGGTTCTCGCTTTCGGGTGTGGGGTGCCGGGGCCCCGCCCGCCCGAGGGGGGCGTGCGGGCGGGGCCCCGGCTGGCCGCGGAGCCCGAATCAGGGGAAGGCTCGACGCGACCGGTCGGGTGGTCAGGAGCCGTCGGCGATGGCGAGCAGCTGCTCGATGCCCTGCTGGCCGCTCCGCATCAGGCCGATGGCGGCGGCGTACTCGGGGAAGGCGTTGGCAAGGTGCTCGGCGTTGCCGGTGTCGGCCGACGTCCACAGGTGCAGCAGCTTCGAGGCGAAAGTGCTGGGGGGCCAGCCGCCCTTCGCCTCGTGCCAGAGGACGTGTGCGGCGACATCGCTGGAGATTGTGGGGCTCGCCGCCTCTTCGAGGGCGAGGCGCATCTCGCGCGCGGCGGCCTCGCCGAGACCCTGCACGAAGGCGCCACGGGAGTCGTCGGACATCTCGGGGGCGAACGCGAAGTGCACGCGGATGATGGGCTTGGGCCCGGCGTTGAGGGTGAACTGGTGCTCCTCGGGCTCCAGCCCGTCCGCGCCGAGGTCAACGGCCCATCGCGAGATGTCGGCGGCGCCGGAGACGAGTTCGACGACGGACTCACGCAGCTGCTCGTCGTGCTCGCTGCCGGGCTCAACGAGGAGCCATCGAGGGTTGTCGGACAGTCCGGCGCTGGCGTCGGCAGGGTTCGGCTCGATGGTGAGCGCGTAGTGCATGAGCGCGGCGGCGGCCTTCAAGTCCTCATCGGTGAAGGGTTGATCGGGCACGTTCTGCTCGGGGGGGGCGGGGGCCCCGGCCGGGGGGGGGGGGCCCCCGCGGGGCCGGACGAGCGTGGGGTCAGGCGGCGGTGGGGTTGAGGGCGTCGCGGAGGGTGCGGACGTCGAGCCCGCGGGGATGGGTGGCCGCCTCGTCGGGGCTGAAGTCGCGGTACGGCGGCGGGAGGCTGATCGCGGTCTCGTTGGCGACCCGGGCCTTGGCGGCGCGCAGTTGGCGTTCCAGGTCCGTGGCCTTCTCCTCGGCCGCCGCGCGCAGCTGGCGCTCGACACCGACGTCGACGGCGTCCGCCTCCAACTGCGCGATCCGCTCGTGGCGTGCGATCGCGGCGCCGTCCAGGTGGCGGATGACGCCCTCCAGGCGGAGGACCTCGGCGCGGGCGGCGTCACGGTCGTGGACCAGGTGCTTGCGGGTGTAGCGACGGAGGCCAGTGCCGGCGAGCGGGTTCTTCATGACCGCACCGCCTCACGCGTTCCGCCGACCGGGGTCTGGTGGTGCTCGCGGAACGCGCGCCCGCTACGGCCCTGCCGCCACTGGATCGGGCCGTGGCACTTCCGGTACGGGTCGTGGAACCACTCCCGCCGGAAGGCCTGCGCGCCGCAGTCCGGGCACGGAACCAGCGGGCCGACCTTCGACTCGAAGCGGTTCGCCCGGAACGCCGCCTGCCGCTGCCACTTGTCCGGCCGCGAGAACTCCAAGTCCCCGTCGAGGACTTCGGCGCCGTCCATCGACAGATCCGTGGGGTCGTCGCCCCAGTAGGAGAGGGCATCGTCCTCAGACTCGGCCGTCACCCAGACGATCCGCGTGACCGTCTCGGTGACGACGATCGGGAAGCTGCGCTCCAGCACACCCCACGTGTCGCGGGGCCTGGTGTCGTCCAGGAGTTCCTGTACGTCCCAGTCCGGCTCAGCGGGCTGTACGCGCGGCCATCGCTCACCGAGGTAGCCGTGGTCCCCCCGATGCTTCAGCTCTTCGTCGCAGTCCTTGTAACTGCCGCCCGGCTTGGGCTCGCCGCACTTCATCGCGCACCGCCCTTGCCGTACACGGGCAGGCGGTTGAGGATCGCGCGCTGGTCTCCGGTCAGGTCGATGGTGGCTACGCGTGCCGGGTCGAACCCGAAGAACACGACGGGCCCGTACAGGTGGTAGCCGAGCTGGCCGCCGCGCATGTGGCAGACGAACGTCTCCGCGTCCCCGTTCACGGGCAGGCCGTCCGGCATCCCCGACTCGTGGACCACGGCGGTGACCGCCGACTGAGCGGTGCCGTAGTGCGCGAACTCGATGTCGCCGCCCACCTCCTTACGGAGGGACTCGTTCATCGTCGCGGCCGGGACCGTGATGGCGGTGCGGGTGCCGTCCGTGTCGACGCGCACCCCGTGCAGGTCGCTCACTTGCTGTCCCCCTGGCTGGTGTTGAGGTCGTCGGGAATTTCGATGAGGCCGGCCTCGATGGAGGCGATCAGTTCCGGATCGGTGATCCACCTGGGGACCGGGCGGGGGCGCAGGCCGAGGCCGTACAGCAGACCCGGAAGCAGCACCGGGGCCGCGGCCTCCGGCATCGTCGGCAGGTCGGCGAGCGGGTTCGACTGACGTGCGGCGGTCGTCACGACGACACCCCCTGCGGGTGCCGGCGCAGCCACTCGCGGCGCAGCGCGTACCGGACGTGCACGGTGTCCACGGCGTTGAGGAACTCCGCGATGGTCTGCGGCTTCCGGCCCCCCGCGCGGCGCTGCCACGCGGCCTCGACCGCGAGCACCGATTCCATCTCCAAGTCCGCGAGCGGGCGCGACACCAGGGCGGCCGCCATCACTCGTCACCGCCGTCGTCCTCGAACTCGGGGATACCGCGCGTGTCCAAGCCCATCGGGGAGGTGGCGTTGTGCATTCGCTGGACGGCGTCCGTCAGCGCGGCGGCGGCCCTCATAGCGTCGTCGCGGGCGGCGACCAGCTCGGCCACCTTCGCGTCGGCATCGCCGCCGTTGTCGATGGCCACGCGGCCGTGCTCGTAGGTGTGCATCACCGGGCGGATGGCCTGCTCGATGGCCTGCGGCAGCATGCCGACCATGTGGGAGAGGTTGCCGAGCGCACTGTAGGAGTGGCTCGGGTACTCCCACCCCGCATGGGCACTGCGGGACGTGTGGTTGAACTCGCGGACCTGCTCGGCCGCCTTGGACAGGAGCCCGTAGGGCTGACGGGCGCTCATTCGTCGGCCCCCTCGTCGTACTCGGAGGCGACCGTCAGTGCGGTCACGAGGTAGCCGGTGGGGTTCTCCTCGCCGTCGACAGTGGCGGCCAGCTCGGCGACGTCGTCCTCCTCGTCCTCGATCCAGTCGAGGGCGGCGGACGGCTGCTCGCGCAGCATGAGCGTGGCGCAGTGCCGGCGGGCCTCCGCGGCGTTGGTGTACCAGCCGAGGACGAGCGACTCGTGCGCCGCCCGGTAGATCGTCAGCTCGGGAGTGGCCGTCGCCGCCTCAGCGGTGGCCTTCTCCTCGGGCTGCGGCTGGGCGAGCGTGTCGACGAGGGCAAGCACGGCGTAGGCCAGCGCCTCGGTGGCCAGGGCCGAGCCGGTCACGGGGTCGCCACCGTCGCCGTAGGTGTAGTGGTGCGCCCGGCCGACGAGGTACTTGGCCTCGTGGTAGTTCGTGGAGTCGGCGCTCACGCGGCACCGCCCTCGGTGACCTGCACGGCCTCGATGGTGAAGGTGCCGGCGTTCTGGAACCGGGCGAGGACGAAGCCGCTCATCTTCTCCAGGTCGACGACGACTTCGGCGCCCCGGGAGAGGAGGTACGGGCGGACGTCCTTCGCGATGTGCTCGGCGAGTCCATCGGCGGTGACCGCCCACACGGTGAGCGGGGCCGGGGGATTGCTGCCGTTGCGTCCGCCGTGGCGGCCCACGCGGTCGTAGGTGACGCGGTACTTGGTCTGTGTCGCGTCGAGGGAAGGGGTGGTGATCTCGGCCTCGGGGTCGTGCGGCTCGTGGCGGCCGGCCTGCCAGTCAGGGCCGGTGCTCACCGCGATGTCGGCGAGGGCCTCGCTGGTGATGTGGTCGCTCACACGGCACCGCCCGTCGGCTCGCACACCAGCTGCGCGAAGGCGCGGTCGGCGGCGGTGTCGAGGGCGTGCCGGTCGGGGTCGTCGAGCGGGAGTCGCTGACGCAGCGCGTCCAGCTCGGCCTCGACCTGGGCCAGCGGCACGTCCAACTCGGCGATCCGGCGCACCGGCCGGGCCTCGCTGAGAGCGGTCAACGCTCCCGGCGGGTGGGTCTGGGATGATGCGGACACGTGGTCCTCTTCTCTCTTGCAGTCCGATTGCAGGTAGAGCGGTGGAACTCGGAGGCCTCGACGGGCGGTTGGCAGACCGGCTGTCGGGGCCGTCGCCATGTCAGGCGTTCGACGACCTGCGGGTGCGGCGGCTTCGACGGGGCTTCGACCGGCCGTCGACCTTGTTGCGCTGCATCTCCGCGATCACGGCGAGGTCCGAGTCACTGAACATGAGCTGACTGGCCATGCGGTGGCAGGGGAACCGGGGTCCCTTGCTGCCGTCCTCGGGACGGTTCACACCCCTGCGGAGCCAGTCCTGACCTCGGGTGTCGGCAGGGTCTTCGGTGGCGAGGCCGAGCCGGACAGTGGCCTGCTTCAGGTTGTGGAAGTTCTGCAGGACGGGCTCATCCGTCCTGGTCCGAGCGGGGGGCGCCTTCGTGGCGGGCATCTGTTTCCTCTCGTGCCGCGTCCTCGGTAGGGGCGAGGAGCAGCCGCTTTGATCGCTGGCTCTTGAGGGCGGAGTTCAGGCGCTTGTAGGTGGGGGGCCGCATGTCGCGCCGGTCGCCGTTTTCGAGCTGGCTGAGGTACGGCCGGCTGATTCGGGCTCGGGCGGCGCACTCGGCGAGGGACAGACCGAGTTCCTTGCGGCGTGTGCGGATGGCCGCCCCGTCCACCTGGAAGGTGGTTGGGGTTCTGTGCATATGGAGAAAGCTAGTGACTCGCGATGGAGACTTCTAGCGATACTCGCGAGTAATCTCTAGAAATCTCTAGTTCTCGCTGCCGCGTGCACCACAGTCCGCCAAGGTGACGCCAAGAACTGGCCACAGGCCTAGAGATTTCTGGCGGTAGCTAGAGGTAGCTGTCATCATGGGCGGCATGGCGCCAACCAGCGACGACACCAGCCGTCACCTGCTGAAACTCGGGACACTCGTGCTTCAGCGGCGCACCGCGCTCGGCATCACGGACAAGCGCGACGCGGCCAAGCTGTGCAGTCTCTCGGTCACGACTTACTCGAACGTCGAGAAGGGCAAGTCGGTCGGCCCCACGAGTTACGCCAAGCTCGAAGCAGGCTTCGGGATGCAGCCCGGCTCCTGCACGAGCGTCCTGGCCGGCGCGGACTCCATCACGCTGACCGACGGCACCGAGCTGATCTCCGGCGCACAGATCCAGCGCAGCCGGGTACGCGCGGCGGACGTGAGCGAGGAGATGAGAGAGGGGTTCCTCGATGTGGCGACAGCGGTCAGCCCGCAAGTGCCTCTCGGAGAAGCCCAGGAAATGAGCAGACGCGTAGCCGAGTACGCCCTGGAAGTCATGCGCAAGCACGGACTACTTAGCGATTCAGACTGATCGAACGCGATCGGCGTACAACCTTTTTGTCGTTACCCGATCGTGACCTGTAGTGGCCAAGTTTTTGGCCATCTACCCTCACGGAGCCGCATCCCACGTGCAACGCTGACGTTCACCTGGGGGTTCTTCGAGGGGTGAGCGAGGCGCAGTGTGGCGACGGTGATTACCTACGATCGAGAGCCCGCCTTTATAGGCCAAGCGTTGAAGATCGACGGCCGGGTCGTCTGCGTCCTTCCGTCGGCAGCGGCCTCCGACCCGAAGACTCAGGCTCTCGTCCGCAGGCTCATGCACGGCGAAGGCGTCAACTGCAGAGCGTGCGGTGGATGTCCGGTCGGCCGAGCAGGCTGAGATCAGCTCAACACCCAAAGACAGGACGCCTGTCAGCACAGCCATTCAATTCGCATTCTCACCCAGGGGGATGACGCATGCCCTATGTCGAGCAACGCGGAAACAAGTTCCGCGTGAAGTGGTGGGCCGGGGAATACCTCGACAGCGGCAGTAAGAAGTACGAGAGCGAGTCCGGCTTCAACGACTACGACTCCGCCTACGACTTCGGCCTGGACCGTGAATACGAGGTTCGTCACGACAAGCACGTTCCCAAGAGCCGCGGCGACATCCTGATGAAGGACTATGCGCTGCCGATCTGGCTACCGGACCAGGATCTGAGGCTCGAATCCGTCAAGACGTACCGGTCCATGATCAAAGCGCAGATCAACAAGCAGTGGGGCAGAAGGCGCGTCGGCGATATCACGACGCCCGAGTACCTCGCCTGGAAGAACTCGCTGAATCAGAAGGTCGAGAGGAAGGAGCTGTCGCGCACCTATGTCGACGACATCCTCATGGTGTTCGCCATGCTGATGGCGGACGCGGTGACCCGGTACAAGTACCGGACCGACACCCCTCTGCCGCCGCCGACCCCGCGTCGCGGCAAGTACGTGAAGAAGACCGTCAAGAAGAAGCGCCCCCTGGCCATGGGCCCGGTGTACCAACTGGCGGTCAACGCCTACACGGTGTGGGGTTTCGCCGGGTGGACGTACATCTGGCACGCGGCGTTCCAAGGGACACGGCCCGGCGAGATGTACGGCCAGCAGAAGGTCTACGCCGCACCGCTCTGGCCGGCCTCCGACCCGGACTCACAGCAGCGGGCCGAGTCGCTGGAGCGGTACGCGGACATGCCGGCGACGCGAGTGGAGTTCCAGCACCAGTGGGTGGGCGGGAAGCCGACCCTCACCGCGCCGAAGTACGAGTCGCACCGGAGCCTCGTCATGGCGCCGTTCCTGACCGGGATGCACACCGCGCTCGCGTCCTCCCACACAGCACCGTGGACGTTCCCCGCCATGAACGGGGGCCCGCTGCTGAGCGCACGGTTCGACCGGGACTACTGGTGGCCGACGCGTGACGGCGGTGAGGCACGCGAGGCCCGCAAGGACTTCCTGCGTCCGGCCATCCCCGCGGTGAAGGAGTTCGAGGCGACGCCCATCTACCGGCTCCGGCACTGGATGAAGGAGTGCCTCGACGAGGACGGGCACTCCGAGGTCGCCGTCGAGACGCGGATGGGCCACGAGATCGCGGGCGTCAGGGGCCTGTACAGCAACCTCACCATCAAGATGGAGAGGGATATCATTGAGTCGCAGCAGGAGCGGTGGGACACCTTCCATCAGGCTGCGGGCGGTCTCTGGATACCGCCGTTTCCCAGTCCTCTCCCAGTTGATCAACCGGGCGTAGAGACTCCCCAGCTCAGCGCAGGTGATCGTGTACCAGCCTGAACATGGCGAAGCTGGTCAAGCAGTTCTCCGGCGAGTGGGACATGACCGCGATGGGCGACTTCGTGAAGTCCCGCACGGTGCGCGGCATGGTGAAGCCGGCCGCCCAAGCGCTGTGAAAAACAGCAGGTCAGGCAGTAGTTGACTGGCCTCCGCCGCTCATCGTCCTTCGACTGGCGCAATCGCGGGTCGATGGCAGAGATCGTGAGCGGCGGAGCAGTCCAAGGGCGAAACTAGGGAAAGCTAGAGATTATTAGAGACGAATAGAGTCTACTGAGCTTGATCATTTCCCATTCGTTTCCCACCTTGAGTGCATAGCGCACTCCGGCCTGCCGCTGACCGCGAGCAGGATGACCTCCGGGCACAGGCTGGTGCGGACTGGCCAAGAACCTGGACACTGTGCACGGCACGCCTCGATCTAGGCGGCCCACTGGGATCGAAGGATGAGGACAATGGCGGCTGGCAGCGAGACACCACGCACCCACCTGTCCGACCTCGTGCGCGCACGCATGGAAGAACTGGAGTACGGGGCCCGCACACTCGCGGCGGCCTGCATCGATCCAGAGGGCCCCGCGCAGGGCCCGCTCTGGAGCCGCGGCACTCTCGACAACCTACGACAGGGGCGACGGATCAAGGCCCCGGAGTTCCCCCAACTGCGAGCTCTGGCGGCCGGCCTGCAGCTCCCCCTGGGCATGGTCCAAGAGGCGGCCGGTTCGCAGTTCCTTGGCATCGACACCGTATGGACAGCCGACGGAAAGATGCGGGCCCTCGTGATCGGGTTCAGCGAGATGGATGCCGACGACCAGGAGAAAGTCCTGAGGCTGATGGAGTCCAGGCGCAAGGCGCAAACCGACTGACGAACTTTTTTCGCCACAACTTCCATTATTCGGCAGGGAGTTGGCGAAGGGTGATTACGCGCTGTACGTAACCTATTGGCTGAAAGTATCGCCCGGTGCATGATGGTCATCCGCCTGGGGGCGCGAGATGACGGATCCGTGCTGCCGCTGCCACGCATTTTGGCGGGAGCAGCACGGGACACAGGGGGCGATATGCCAAATGAGCAGCACCCATCGGCCGTGTACCACCTGGGGGAATCCAGCCAGATTCCTTCGGGTCGTCTCGTCCACGTCGAAGATCGCGATGGTGCAACGGCCGACATCTTCCTCCACCGCCTGCACGCGCGCAGGCAGCTCGTGCGGGAATTCAACTGGTTGACCCGTCACCAGGTCGGTGACGGCCTGTGGCGACAGCGCTGGACCGACGAAGGCCGCATGCAGCAGCCCATCGAGGGTCTCGGTATCGCCGAATCACGATGGGAGATCGTTCCGGCACTCGAAATGCCGCGCGACCGGACCGTCTTCCCCACCGAGGAGGACGGGGTGTGCGTGTGGAACATTCGCTCCGGCTACTGCACCGGTGCGCTGCGCAACGAAATGAACGGGATGCTGGAACGTATCGCCGGTGACGGGCTGTGGCTTCAGGCCTGGTACGAGCACAAGACGTGGCCCGGCATTGCTCTCTCACCGACCCCGCTCCGGGTTCCGCCGGCGATCCTGCTGGCCGTTTAGGGCCACATGTGACGGCTCCCCCGGTCTGGGGACCGGGGGAGCCGCGGCACCTTCCCTCTGCCTGGGGGCTGAACAGGAAGGGCCGTAGGTGGGGGAGCCGATTCTGATCGGGTTCCCCTCAGCCTTCAAGATCACACAAATTAGGGTTGACCCTAATCACATTTGATCATGTGGTCGTCAGCGTGGACGGGTGTCCCGCCCCACTCCACCCGACGAACGGGTCCTCGCCCGCCGCCGCCAGGTGGGAGAACAGATCCGCCGTGTGCGCGAGCAGCACAACATGACGCAGCCCGACGTATGCGGACTGTCCGGGATCGACGTCGCCACATACAGCCGGATCGAACAGGGGCATTCCTCGCCGCTCCTCGACACGCTGATCCGGATCGCCGACGCCATCGGCGTACCCCTCGCCGAGTTGGTCAAGTGAGCGGCCGCCCCTGACGGGGGATGCAGGGACGGCCGCACTATCCCGTGACCGGCGCGATCGGCGGGCGCTGGTCACGAGGCCTAGGTGACAACGGCTTGGTACGCCTCCCAGAACTGTTCGGCCGTCGCGCACTGGCCGCTGTCCACGGCGCAGGTGGCGCAGTCGCGGCTGTGGTCGATGTACGCGCGGTAGGCCGTCTGGGTCTGGGTGAACGCGGCGTTGGTGGCGACGCGCTGCATGTGGCCGGCCCCGCCGCTCCCGTCGCGCCATTGCCATCCGGTCGTGCTCACGGCTTCCCCTTGGTGGGGCGCGCGAGGTGGTGGTTGCGGATTTCGACGTTGCAGTCCGAGACGCGCGAGAGGTCACCGGCCTGCGTGGCCTCGGCCCGTCGCCGGGCAAGCGCCTCGCACACGTCGCAGTCCGGCGGTGGCTCGGGCTCGTCGAGCGGGAGCCCGAGTGTGATGGGAGGGTCCATGTCCGTTCTCATCCAGCGGCCTCCGTAGGGAGTCGGTACCCGCCCGGCCCGAGCGCGGCAGCGAGTAGGGCGGGATCGGTCAGCCGGCCAGACCCGTCCGGGCGGTTCAGCCACAGGCGGCCCTCCAGGCTCCAGCCAGTGGGCGGGCAGCTCAGCGTCCATCCCGTGCGCTGGACGGTGACTTGGCGAAGATCGGCCAGTTCCGCTGCGGAGCCGGTTGGGACGAGCCACCAGGCCGTGTCCGTCTCGACGTCGGCGAGAACCGGCCCACGGTGTTCGCCCCGGATCCGGTTGAGGGCCTGCATCGTGGGCATGAGCGCTGTCTCGGCGGCCAGCCAGTGCGTGCCGACGGCTATCGGGGCGAGGACTTCCTTGTTCCACGTCATGCGGACGAGGGTCGGGTGCGCGGAGCAGTCGGCGAGCCACGCGTCCCCGGCCTCGTACACCTCGGCGAACCGCATCCTCGTGTGGGCCATGACCAGCACGTTAGGGAGGTTCGCGAATCGGCACGGTGCCTGAGTCTCGAATATTCGCCTGCTGTTACGTGCGATTCGCTGTGATTCTCACGCGAGGTCGGAGACCTGTGCCCGGGCGCGCGCGATCAGACGCCGTGCCTGGGTCCCGTAGACCGCCGACTTGTCCAGGGTGTCCCACACGCGCCGGTACAGGGAGACGGTGTCCGCGTCGTTCAGCCACAGCTCGGCATGCCACTCCTCGACGATCGCCAACCGGTCGTCGTACAGCCAGAAGCCGTTAGCGGGAGGGATGGCGAACTGCGCGCCGAACGGGATGATGCCGAGCCGCACAGTGTCGAGCCCGATGACGCTGGCCAGCCGGTCCAGCTGCGCGGCGAGCACGTCGGGCGGCGCTACACCAGCGTGAAGAGCGGCTTCCCACATGAGGAGATGAAAGGTCCGGCCGGGCTGGTAGAGCAGCTCCTGCCGACGGACGCGGGCCCGAACAGCGTCCTCGATGTCCCGGGGTGACTGCTGGAGCTCGGCGTACCGGGCGAAGATGTTCCGGGCGTAGTCCGGGGTTTGCAGGATGCCGACGACGAGGGCGCCCTGCCACGCGCGGAACTCCGCAGTCTGCTCGTACTCGATGGTGAGGACGTCTTGCACGGGGCGGTGGCCGGCACGCAGCTGGCGCCGCCACGAACGCGTGTGGGTCTCCAGGCCCTGAAGCCTGGACAGCAGTTCCTCGGCGGTCTGAGGGTGGCCGGCGGCCTGGGCCCACGAGGTGAGGTCGTCGGGGGTGGCCGTCTGGCGTCCGGTCTCCAGCTTCGAGACCTTGGCCTGCGGCCACCCCAGCACGGCCGCCAGTTCCCGCTGTGTCTGGCCGGCCCTCAGCTCGCGCAGACGGCGGCCGAGGGCCTCGCGGGCCTGCTGGAAGTCCGTGGTCACATGGGCAAGTTACCGTCAGGCCTGGTCGTAGGGCACGGCGTGGTGCCATGCAGCCTCGCGGGCCTGCGCGTAGCGGAGGACGTCCACTGGGTTGGTGATGAGTTCGACGCCGGTCATCTCGTCGGCGTCGTTGTGGTGGAGCAGGGCGACAACGCGGGAGTCGAAGAGCCAGAAGTCCTCGTCGGGCAGGCCGAGTTCGGTCGCCTTGCTGCGGGTCAGAACACGGATGTCCTCGCCGACTGCGGTGTTGCGGCGGGCGTTGTCGAGGAGGTAGCGCTGCCCCTCCGTAGGCGGCTCGTCGAGGATACGGACCCGCTCGAACCGCTTGCCCAGCGCGGACTGTTCGCGGCGGCCGGTGCACCACGGGTCGTCGAGATCCCAGGTCACGGGTTCGCCCGCGACGAACTGGCGGTAGGTGTCGGTCTCCTCGTCGGAGGCGTAGCGGCGGCGGGTCTCCAGCCTCCAGGCGGAGTGCTTGAGCTTGGCGAACATGCCGCCGAACTCGTCGAAGCTGATGAACTGGGGCACGTGCACGGGCTCCTTGGGGCCGAAGTTTGCGAGCAGCGCGCGCGGGACGGTGACGGCGCCCTCCTCCGTGGTGAGGTTGTCCAACTGGCCGAGTTCGTCGGCGTCAGTGACGCTGTCGCCCTGGACGACGTACTGGTCCGTGCCGGGGATCTCGTACAGGGTCGGGCATCCGTCGTTACCGCTGTTGGTGCCAACTTTCCACAGGCGTCGGGTCATTGGTGTTCCCCTCCTGGTTGGTGGTCTGCGGCACCGTAGCCGTCTCGCCGTCGTCCGCAACAGGGCGCCCCTGCTGGGACGAGGGCGTACAAACGAAGGTGCCCCTGCCAGGTCACGAGGACCGGGCAGGGGCCTTTGGGTGCTCAGACGGTGGCGGTCTTTGCCCAGTCGACGAAGCCCGTCCACGCGGGTCGTGCGACCGCCATCCGTGCCCGCTTGCGGCACTTGGTGTCCCGGACCAGGACGCCTTCCGTGGGCCGCGCCCATTCGACGCACGCCCCGGTGTCGGTGTACGTGGACGTCTTCCAGGTCAGTTGCCCGTCTTGGATATCCGGCACAGTGTTCCCCTCACTCCCTCGATGGGTTTCAGCAACTCGGGTCGTAGAGGACCACGGCCGTTGCCCCTGCGCCAGTGCGCACTGTCAGTGCCGGGCCATAGGCTTGTCGCATGTCCCCCAACCCCAACACGGCTGGTTCCGCGCGGTCTGCTGCCGTGGTGAACGAGGAGATCCGCGCGCTGGTCGAGGCGGCGGGCGGATGGTTGTACGGGGAGTCGCGCCGGCGGTACGCGGATCTCGTTGCCGAGTGGGCCGTTGCGGTCGCGGTCGAGCGCTGGCGCAGCGAGTTGACCGAAGCGGCGTGACAGCAGCACGCCCCGCCGGGGTTCCATGTCGGCGGGGCGCGGCCAGCAGCTTCCCGCAGGTAGCTGAATTGGATGACGCCAGCGTAGCCGCGAGGTCTGACAACGCCGGGGTTCAGCGCGCGGCCTGCAGACATGACGAAGCGCCCCCACCGCTCGCCGCGGAGGCGAGCAGCAGGGGCATGCGTCATACGTATACGCGGCGCTGCGGATCCAGTCCCAACGTCGCTGTGGACGGCGACGGAGAGGGTGAGTCGCTCGGTTGCGGCGCGCCGTCCTTCCGGCACACCAGGGCGTCCGCGTCCCACGATGGGGCTTGCAGACTGTAGCCGTCCGGACAGGCCTGCCCGTCCGTCCCGTCCTGGCCGTCTTTCCCGTCCTGGCCTGCGGGGCCGGCGGGCCCTTGTTCGCCCTGCGGTCCCGTAGGACCGACCGGCCCAGACGGGCCGATCGTTCCTGGTGAACCTGCCGTTCCCGGGCTGCCGCTCGCGCCCGGCGACCCCGGCGACCCTGACGGTCCCGGACTTCCTGCGGCACCCTGCGGGCCCGGGATGGGTACCGGTACTTCGGCGCGCTTCGGGAGATCCTCTACCGCCTTCGTCGGGTCCGGCGCCACCGGTGTCGCACCTTCGGCCTGGACCTGCTGACGTAGGGCCCGCACGTCCCCTGCCAGCGTCGACACCGCGGTGCCGCGGAGGTCTGCCTCGTGCGCCAGTCGGTCCGCCAGCTGAGCCCGGTCGACGAGGAGCCACGACACCGCGACGGCGCCGCCGATGAACAGGAGGATCGCCGTCACCCACAGCAGATGTCGGCTGCGGTACAGGGCCAGCTCGGTGTTCGTCATGGTGTCCCCCCGAGCTGGGTCACCAGAAGCCGGAGCCGCGCGACCTCCAGCTCCAGCACCTCGGCACGCTGCTCCGCCTTCCCTTGGTCCGTCTCCGCTTTGTCCCGCTCGGCGACGAGCCGTTTCGTGAGGCTGTCGTATCCCGTCACTGCGCTGGCCTCCCGGGCCGCCCTGTTCGCGCCGCGGTTGCCGTACATGGCAGCCGCCGCGGCCACGGGCCCGGCGATCAGTGCGCCGATCGCCGTGACCATGGCCGCGTCCACGCCACCACCACCTCCCCGACGCGCTCATGGGGCAGGTCAGGCTGCCTTGATGAAGTTGTCCTGCGCCAGCCCGCTCACTCCGGTCGGCTTCCAGAAGCCGAAGTGAGACAGGATGCCCGCGCCGAACGACACGAGGGCGAGCACTGCCGCGGTACCCACGCTGTACCCGGCGTCATGCGGGCCCGCGTACTCGGTGACGAAGCCGGTCGCGGTGCTGAGCGCGAGCAGGAGCACTGCCTTCCATCCCGAGTTGGTGACTCTCGTGGTCACCAGTCCGACGAGGACGGGCAGTACGACGGAGGTGAGCAGGCCAAGCCAGTAGGCGGCCGGAAGGTCGACGTTCATGAGCAGGGCTCCTTCTTGAAGAACGGCTCGACGTCGACCGCAGCCAGCGCGTCGTGCCAGTTGGCGAACCGCACCGCGCGGTCGTCGATGTACGCGACAGCGGCCAGCTTCCGGTCCGTGACCAGTAGCAGCCCTCGCGTATTCCAGAACGGCTTACGCCGCCCGTACCAGGTGCGCGGAACCCGTGTTGTGCACTCAATGCCGTAACCCGTCCGCTGCTCGATCCAACGAGCCACCTGCTTCGGGTTGCGGGTGGTGTGCACGAACACGGCGTACCGCTGCATGAGTTGGGTCAGAGCGGCGTCGGCATCGGTGACCCAGTCGCCGTAGATCGTGCCGTCGTGCCAGCCCTTGTCGTATGAGTGCAGGACCCCGTCGAAGTCCACCGCCACGGTTCCGGTCACAGGGCGCACACTCCGATCGCGACGCGAAACACGTGGGCCGCCCCGAAGCGCAGCAGCACGCATTCCTTACAGAAGAGGCGCCCGATCACGCGATCACCGTGAACAGCCCGGTCTGCGCGCCGAGCTTGCTGAGGGAGGCGTTGCCGGGGATGCCGTTGGCGTCGGTCCCCGTGTAGCCGAGGTGCTGCTGCCACTTGGCGTAGGCCTTGACCGTGGTCGACCCGAAGGAGCCGTCGCCCGCGTAGGTCTTGGCGAGGTAGCCCAGCTTCACCAGGGCCGCCTCGGTGAGGTTCGTGCCGGCCATGTAGCTGACGTGGCCCTGCCTCGCGCCGGGGTCGGTCTTCGCGGCGGCGATGAGCTGGGACAGGTCGACCTTCGGCTTGGCGGGCGTCGGCGTGACCGTGCCGCCGCCGGGCTTGGTGGCAAGCTGCTTCTTCACGTCGGCGCGGAAGCCGTCCATGTCGAAGCTCGGGTCGATCTTCCCGGGCTGGACTTCCTTGTGCCCGGCGACGGACTTCTCCGTCCACCCGTGCGCCCGGCACAGCGCGGCGGCCCACAGCACGGCCTGGCGGTACTGCGCGTCCGGGTAGGGGTCCTTGCCGTTGCCGAGGTTCTCGATCTCCAGCCCGTACAGCACGTCGTTGCCGTCGGCGTTGGCTTGGTCGTCGTGCGGCAGCGGGCTCGCCTCGGCACGCAGCGCGTTCAGGACGTCGAGGTCTACCAGGCCGGCATGGTTGGCGCGGCCGTGGCCGATCATCCACAGGCCTTCGGACTTGCCGAGCCAGGAGTGGCAGAGCGGGCCCGGCAGGTCGGATCTGCCGTTGTAGCAGATCTCCTTGTCGCCGTGCCCGGCCGTGTGGTGGATCAGTACGCCGATCACGGGGCCGAAGGTCTTGCCGGTCGCGGCCTCGCGGTTGTGCGTCGTCCAGCCGGTGTGCTCGTGGACGGTGAGTCCCTCGGCCTTCAGTACGGCGAGCATCTTGGTGGCGGTCAGGGGCGTCGCCATGTCACACCTCCAGCTTGGTCAGGGCGTCTCGGACAGCGGTCGCGACCTGCACGCCCGTCGGCGCCGACGGGCTCGGTACCGGCGTCGGCACGGGGGCGGTCGCCCAGGCGGGTACGGTCACATCGCCGTCCTGGGACAGGAGCCACTGCATGTCGGCCTCGGTGATCCAGGCCGAGCCGCGCACGCCCCATGACTCCGACCACGAGTTGTCGATGCGGAAGGCGAGCGCGAAGGCATCGAACGAGGAGATGACGTACTCGTGGCCGCCAGCCACCGCGGACTTGCGGTCGACGATGACGTAGCCGGTGTTCGAGCGGACGTCGAACATCGACTCCAGCCACACCGTGCCGACCATGACCGGCCCGGACTGCAGTGCGCTCTTGAGGGCGTCGAGGCTGAACGCGTGGCTGTACTTCGAGGCGAGGCCCAGCTTGACGAGGGCCTTGGCCGCGCCGAGTCCGGACGAGCCGGTGTCGGTGGGCGGGTAGGTGCCCTTGAAGTCGTCCAACTGTGTGGCCAGCGAGTACACCTTCACGGCGAGGTCCTCGTCGACGGGCAGGACGCTGTTGTCGACGGTGACGGAGGTGAAGCCGCTACGGGCCGCGGAGTCCGTACCGACGAGGCCGGCCGCCGCGTTGCCGGTGCAGCTGCCGAGCTGGCCCTGGTCAAAGACGGGGGCGCGACGGACCCAGTCGACGGACTTGATCGCGGACTGGGGCAGGACACCATGGGCATAGGCCAGGGACCGTGAGTCGTGGTGTACGTGGCGGCCGAGCCGGGGGTCCGTCGGCTCGTAGACGTGCGTGGTCATCAAGCTCCTCGGGGCATGAGAAAAGCCCCGGCCAAGTGGCTCAGGGCAGACGACGTGCGGGCGTGAGTGGGGGCTACAGGTCGGCGCTGGTGACCGTGATCCGGCTGATGCCGACGACGCGGTAGCCGGCGGCCGCCGCGTAGGCCTCGGCCAGCGCCTGGACTGCGGTGTCGGCGGCGGTGAGGTCGGCGGTGGGAGGGAACCCGGAGACGACGAGCTGGGTGGTGGTGCCGCCATCCTGGCCGTTGTCGTTGACGGTGATCTGGTAGAGCGGGCTGGTGTCCGTGCCGATGGGCACGGGGGTCGTGAAGTCCATGCGGGGATCCTCAGGCTGCGGCTTCGTAGACCGCGGTCATCCGCAGCTGGTGGGTGGAGGCAAGGGTGACCGGCGCGGCCGCAGCCATCTGAGCAAGATTGGTCGTCGTGGTGTTGGTCGGGAAGAACGGCGAGGTGTTGGTCGCGGTGGGGGCGATGACGAGTTGCCCGGCCCACCGGGTGCCGCCCAGCAAATGCGCGTTGCCGATGTAGGCGGCGCCCGCGTTGGACGCGGTGGCAGGCAGGTCGAAGGAGTAGCCGCCGGAGCCGTAGGTGGTCGTCGACCCCATCGTGAGGTTTGCGTGCATGATCACGGTCCGGCCGATCTTCATGTACCGGCCGACCAGGGTCCCGTTGCCGAGGACCGGAGCGGTGGTGGCCGCGGTCCAGTTCGGGGTGTACGTCGACCAGGCGGCGAAGATGCTGTTGAACTGGTCGCGGATCTCCTGGTTCATCAGGGCCGCGCTGACCACTTCGCCGACGACCCAGGTCCGGGGGGCGAATGTCACCGGGATGCCTCCTCGGCCACTGATGCGAGCGACGTCGGCGGGGTGCCAGCCAGCAGTGCGGAGGCGAGAGCGTTCGCGAGCTCCATGCCCTCGGGCTCAGGCTCCGCGGGGGCGGGCGGTTGGTCCCATGACGGGTCGTCGGGGTGCCACCAGTTCCGCTCGTGCGGCAGTTCGTCCGCCACGCTGGCTTCGGCGGCGGCCGGGTCGTCGGGGTAGATGAGCCGGACCCAGCCGTAGCCGCACTCGGTGCAGGCCATGCGCTGGTCGGCGGGGGTGACGACCTGCGCGGAGCCGCAGGGGCAGTCGGCCACCCACCGGTTGTGGTTGATGCGGGCGTAGATGCTCTGCCCGATCACGTACCCGTCCGGCGGGACGAGACGGCGCTGCTGGCGCAGCTCGACCCAGCGGAACACCCGCTCGGCGGGGGCCACAAGATCCCAGGCGCCTTGCTGCTGGGACGGGGGCAGGTAGAAGGTTTCCGCCCGGACGACGGCGATCATGCGGGCTCCTAGTAGGCGAGGCGGGTGGTGGAGTCGAGGACGGAGTAGGTGCTGTCGTCCAGCACCCACACGGAATCCCCGTTGGTGGTGCTGGTGTGGAACTGGATGAGGTGCGACTTCTCCTTGATCGTCTCGGTGTAGCCCTCGACCGTGACGCGCACCGAAGAGAACGGCGCCTGCGCGGGCATCGACGTGACGGAGAAGTAGCTGCTGATGTCGGCGGCGAGGATGCCCAGGTAGGTGGACATCGTGTAGGCCTCGACCGGCACCTCACGCAGCTCCGGCCCCGGGTTGGCATAGCGGGACACCCGCCAGTACGCGGCGTCCAGCACGGAGTTGTCGCTGGTCTTCAAGATGGAGAGAGCGCCAGGGTCATAGACGCCAAACGCCAGGATGCTCTCGGGCGCGGTCACCTTCTGCGTGGCGCCACCCGGCCTGGACGCCTCCAGACTGTTGATCAGCTTCTGGTCGTCGTCGGACAACCCGACGCTCTTGGTCTCCAGATCGGCGTAGGCAATGGTGAAGCTTTCACCGGCAAGCGACGGGTTGTAGCGCAGGTCGCGGGACTGGATGGTCATCAGGTACTGGTCGCGGGCCGCGAAGAGTTTTGCGGACTCGGTGCTTTCCACTTCCCGCATCCGCGCCACCGCGCCTGTACCGCCTGGTCCTTGGGAGGCGATCGGGTCGAAGGTGGATCCCTGGACGATGACGTCGACCAGGCCCACGTATGAGCAGAACCGGGCGATCCGGCTGTCCGCGGCCTCGCCCGCGTTTCCGGTCATCCCCGAGGCGTAGTGGGTGGTGAGGACGCTGCCGATCGAGGGGCGTGCGTACAGCGCGACGTGGGCGAGGGACCCGGACCACAGCCGCGTGCCGCGGTATCCGCCGATGTGCAGGAACCGCTGGTCGAATCCGTCCGTGACCGGGACGGACGCGTCGACACCGACCCCGTCGACGGCGACGCTCCCGCTGAGGCTCTGGCTCCACTGGAAGTGGTGCCACTTCCCGTCGGCCAGGCCGCTGGTGCCATCGACCGTTGTCACGGTGAGGGTGCTGGATCCGGAGTCGGTCCATTCAATCTGCAGGGCGCCGCTGGCCGAGAGCGATACGACCTGCACGCACTGCAGGTCGGGTGAGTACAGGCCGAGGATGGCCCGGCCGGTGGTCGTGGTGTTGAACCAGCCTTCGACGGAGAACTGGTTGTTCGTGAGCGCCTGTTGGGTGGCGGCGCCCAGGTCGACCGTCAGATACAGCCCGGCGGTGGCGGTGGACGGGGTGAGCGTGGGGGTGCTGTCGCCGGTGGCGTCCGGCCCGGTGTCGGTGCCCATGGTGAGCGTGCCGCCGGTTGAGACCTGGGTGATGGCCATCGACGAGAGTCCGTTGCCGGACACGTCGCCGGCACTGGTGGAATCGTCCGGCTCGGTGAGCGGGTAGTACGCGTCGGGGAGGAAGTTGGCGATCTCCTCGGTCAGCATCGACCGCAGGGTGGGCAGCCGGTTGAGCCGCTTGAACAGGTCGGTGCACGAGATTGTGACGTGGGACGACAGCCCCTCCCAGTCGACGGGGAACTCGTTGACCACGCCGTAGAAGCGGGGCCTGATCTCGGCGCCGACTAGCGCCCACTCGATGTAGCCGGATGTGCCGCCGGTGCGGGTGGTGGGGAAGTCCGCCGCCACGGTGTCGGTCGTGACCCAGGCGGGGGTGGCCAGGGTGCGGCGGGTCGTCCACGCGTAGCCGTCGCCGGAGGTCTCCCAGTACACGGTGCCGCTCGACTCACGCACCCTCACCCACGCGTGGTCGATCGCGCTGTACGTGAGGTTCGTCGGGGTGGCGTCCGTGGATCCCACCTGCGACATGGCGGCGAGCACGCCGGTGCTCGCGTCGTAGCGCCAGCCGATCCGTGTCCCGGAGGTCACGGCCAGCACCCACATCGACGCGGCGCAGTTGGAGCTGCCGTTGAGCGCGGGCACGGCCGCGAGCTTCGCGGTGAGCTTGCTGCCCTGCAGCTTCCACTGTCGGCTGCTGGTGAAGTTCGTGTCGACGCCCGGGGCCAGCGTGATCCGCAGGCGGGCCTCGCTGGTCTCGACGCCGGCCCCGCCCGTGTTCGTCACCCAGAGAGTGGAGTTGACCCGGCCGTCGTCGAACGCGTCTCCCAGCATCGCGAGCGGGTAGGGCGCCGAGCCGGACACCGTGGGCATGACGGTCGCGCTGATCCGGATCGGCGCGTTACGGCGCACGTAGGGGTAGTAGAGCGACCCCGAATTGCCAGGGGTGAACCTGCCGTCCTGGTTGTCCAGCCTCAGGGAGGCCGTGCCCGGCTGGGTTTCCGACAGTTCGTCGGAGGCGCCCCGGGTGATGGTCACCCCCGTGACCGTGTCCACGTAGGTGCTGATGTCTGTCCACGTGATCGTGGCGGGCGCCTGGATCAGGCCGCCCCAGCCCATCTCGGCTAGCAGGGCCACGGGATCACCCCCCTACCTTCAGTGAGACGGTCGTGCCCTGAGCGCGGCCGAACTGCACTAGGACGCGCTGGAGTTCACGGCCTACGGCGATGGGGTCCATGGCGTCGTGCACGTCGACCTGGACGTTGTAGACGGTGCCGCCTCCCGCACCCGCGACAGCCGGGCGGCCGGCAACTGCGGGACGCCCCGCCATCCGGCCGGCCATCGTCTCCATGGCGCGGTCGACGTGGGGCAGGCCTGCGAGGACGCCGACGGCCACACCGCGGGCGGTGTTGATCCCGTGGGGGATCATCTTGGTCGCGGGCGACTTGATGCCGAGAGCCTTCTTCAGACTCTTCTGCATCGACTTGGCCAGCTTCTCCATGACCTTCTCAAGATCCTTCTCCTGCGAGAGAAGGCCAGTGAGGAAGCCCTTCGAGGCGTTCTTGCCGCTGTCGTACAGCCGGTCAGCGCCCACCTGTCCCAGCGTCGTCGTGCTCTTGTCGAGCTGGGACTGCAGGGAGTTGATCGACTTGAACGTGCCCTTGTCCGCGCCGACGAGGGCGCTCGCGTAGGCATACCCGGCGTCCGGGCCCATGTTGAGGATCTGCCGCAGCAGCCCCTTGTTGAGGCCCTTCTTCGCGAGGATGTCGATGTACTTCGTGAACTGCTTGACCTGCGCGAGCTTTCCCGCGAGCCCCGCCTTGATCCCGCCGGCCGTGACCTGGTCGGCGTCCATGCCGAGGTTGGACAGGCCCGCGCCCTCGCGCGCGTTCTTGGTGACGTCGGACGCGTAGGCCTTGGCGGCGGCGATCGTGGCCGCAATCTTGTCCCGCTTGGCCGCAGCGGTGAGGAGCTTCTTCGTGTCCCGGTCCACCATCGCGACCAGGCCGGACTCCTTCTTACCGGAGAACGCCGTCTTGATGTCCTTGACCAGGTCCTTCGACGTGGACTTGATCTTGGCTTGGGTGCTGGTCAAGCCGACGATGAAGCCCTTGCCGACGTCCGCCGCCAAGGCTTTCGTCTTCTTCGACGGCGACCGGATTTCCAGCTCGTCCCTGATCCCGGCCTCGACTGCGGACGCCATCGTCCGGGCCGCCCTGCCGACGAGCCCGGCCGCCCCGGTCATGCCTGCGGCCAGGCCGCGGCCGGCCTCCATGCCGGCTGACGCCGTACCGCCGCCGGACCCGCCCAGCGAACCCAGCGCGAGCTTGCCGGAGTTGAGGGCCTTCAGCAGTGGCAGGTACTGGCGCGTGCGGCGGGCGTTGACGACGAACTCGTTCTTGCTCAGCCACGGCGCGAAGATCGAGTCGGACGTCTCCGTGCCGGGCCCGTCGACCAGGCCGCCGACGCTGTACCCGCGGTGCCGGAACCCGGCGCCCGTGTACAGGCCGCCGGTCGCGCCGACCATGCCGTGGACGCTCTTGCCGCCCGAGACGCTGCCTGCGGTCGAGTAGGTCGTCCGCACGTTGTGGTACGTCCACGTCGTGGCCGTCTTGCCGTTCAACCGGCGCAGCGCGGCCGCGACGTTGGCGATGGCGGAGAGCGCGCCGCCCTTCGTGCTGACCGTCACGCTGCCGTTGGGCAGCCGCTTGACCTTCAGCCCGAACGACTCCAGCACCTGCTCGCCGGCCTTGCTGAGCGTCGTCAGCGTCACCGACTTCGAGCCAGGCGTGCGCTTCACCGCTGCGTTGAACGCGGTGAGATCACGCTTCGCGTCCTCGGTCTCCATCTGGACCTTGGACGTCTTGTTCGGGATGCGGAGGATCTGGTCCGCGAGGGCTTTCGCCTCGGTCTTGGACAGGCCCATGGCTTGGGCGTTCTTGATGATCGCCGCACGCCCGCGGGTATAGACCGCGTTGACCTGCTCCCACGACGAGCCGTTCTCCCGCTCGGCCGCCGCAGCCTCGTCGGTCTTCGCCGCCAGGTCGGACAGCGCGCTCGCGGCATCGCGCGCCTTCTGCGAGTTCAGGTTCAGCTGGCCGTGCGTCATCGACAAGGCGCCGGCGTTCTTCTTCGCCGCATCGGCCGCCGCGTCGATCGCACCCTCGAAGCCGATCATGCCGCCCAGTGCGGAGCGGTTCACGTCGTTGAGGGCCTGGATCGACTGGCGCAGTCCGTCCGCGCTCTGCTTCTGCGCGGCGAGGGCGGCCTGCGTCTTCTGCGCCTGCTGTCCGAACAGCCCCTGAGCCTGCGCCGCGAGCTGGCTCTCGAAGGCCTGGTCGTCGAGGGCAGAGGTGTAGTCGCCGAGGTGGGACCGCAGCTCGGAGGTGGACATGCCCTGCTTGCGCATGGATGCCGCGACCCTGTCGAAGGCGGCCTTGGCCAGGTCCGCCTTACCGCCCTGCACCAGCCCGGCGAGGGCCTGGTCGACGCCGTCGAGATCCTTCTTGGCATCCGCGACCGGCGTCGAGTCCATGCCGACCAGGGAGGTCAGGAACTGCTGGGTTTTGTCCAGGTTCGACGGACGGCTCAGGGTCCGCAGCGAGTCGGCAAGTCCGCCGAGATTGGCGCCGAACGCACGTGCCGCCTCGCCCGTGACCTTGCCGGTCTGAGCGAGCTTGCCCAGCGAGGTGGTCAGCTTGTCGACGTCCGGGGGCGCCTTCTTCCCCATCGACGACAGCTGCGTCAGCGCGAGGATGAGCAGCCCGATTCCGGTCCCGACCAGCGCCACCTTCGCACTGCGGGACATTGCACCGATTGCTGCGCCCACCGCACGCAGGCGGCCCGGTGCGCCGGCGGCGGCGGTCTGCATCGCGACGACCTGAGTGGCGAACGCGGCCACCGCCGTGCGAGCGGCGACGAGACCCAGGGCGGCGGCCTTGGTGACCTTCAGTGCCAGGGCCAGCTGCAGGAAGATGGCGATGGCCTGGGGCGGCACAGCCGACACCAGGCGCGACACCACCTCGACGGCCTGAAGCAGGCCGACCCCGACATCGCTTCCGGCCTGCAGCAGGTGGACCAGGGCTGTGGCCACGCTCTTGAGGACGCCCGCGACGGTCGGGCCCTGAGCCTTCGCCCAGTCCATGAACTCGCGTGCCGGACCGCCGACGTTGGTTCCCTGGCCGGCCCGGAGGAGGTGGACGATCTCGTCGTTGACGCTGCGCAGCGTCTTCTGGGCGAAGCTGGTGAACTTGCCGTTCAGGCGGTCGAGGCCTGGCGAGGCCATCTCGCCGCCGATGATCGTCTCGAACCGGCTGGCCTCCGTGCTCGCCGCCTTGACCAGGCCGCTCGTCTTGGGCAGCAGCGTGTTGGCGAGCGCGAGACCTTTGGTGAAGACGGGCATCGTGTCGCCGGCAAGACTGTCGGACCAGCCCTGATAGTCCTTCTTCAGCGTCGCAAGAGAGGCGGCGGCCTCCCGTGTCGCCGGCGGCATCTTGGCCACGGCCTGCTGGTAGGCGATCTGCGCTTGGAACGCCTGAGCGGAGGCGGCACCGTGCTGAGTGACGGCGGTCTCGTACTTCTTCTCGGCGTCGGCCGCCTCGCCGAGCGCGGCGATCTGCGGCACCATCGCCGCGATCATGGCGCCGGAGGCCACCGCCACCGCGCCCGCGCCCGCCGCGATCGGCAGGAGCGAGGCGGCGGCGGGGATCGCCGCCGGGGCCAGCAGCATCGTGGCCTTCTTCAGCTCCTCAAGAGCCTTGCCGCCGGCCTCCGAGTCCCGCTGCATCCCGGCGAGGTAGCGGGTCGTGTTGTTGGTCATGCGGCGCATCGCGGCGTCGCCGTTGATGCTGGTGGTCAGCAGGCGGCGGCCGAGCCGGTTGCTGGCGTCACCTGCCCGGTCCAGGACGCGGGAAAGGTGGTCGCGGCCGACGAGGGTGAAGTCGAGACGCACGGGTCATCCCCCTTCGGCAGCGCGTGCCTGGTTGGTGTCGATCCAGGCGATGAGGCTGTAGAAGTCGTCAACCCTCAGGTCGTCGACCCCTTGCGGCGGGATGTGGAGGATGTGGGCGAAGAGTCCTAGGTAGTCGGTGCGGGCGTGGTCGACGTCGGGGTCTGGCTCTGGTCCGAGTCGCTCGCCTCCGCTGCCGCCTCCTGTGGCGTGGCCGGCTCCTCTTTTGGGTCCTGCGTCATCTCGGCGATGAGCTGGCGCGCGTGCTCGGGATCCTGTGCGACGGCGGGCAGACCACTCAGGGCGTCGGCGATGTCGGCACTGGTGGCCTGCGGATTGCTGGCCGCCAGGGAGAGGGCTCCCTCGATCCAGGCCCTGACCTCTTTCTTGTCGAGGCGGGTGTCGATCTCGTCGATGCTGGGGTCGAAGTCGGCGTAGCGAAGGGGCGGATTACTGCGCTTCTTGATCACCCATGCCACGCCGCGCATGGCTTCGGGGTCGTCGTTGGCGAGCCCGGCCTTGATCTCGTCCCACTTCATATCGACGGTCCGCTGGACGATCGACACCTCGGAGACGCGCAGGGTGCTGGCGTCGAACTCTTCCTTCTCGCCGTCCGCCGGGCTGTAGACGATGATCACTGGTGCTCCTATTCGAGGTGACGGCGCACGTCGTCCGCGACGCGGGCGACCTCGCTGTTGATGCGGTCGAGGTGATTGCGCTCGGTCTTGTCCCACCACAGAGGGGTGGCGGTCTGCTGCGCCCAGCGGCGCTTGTTGCCGAACACCGGGTGGCGCAGGCGGCCTTCGTTGAGCCGGTTGACCACGCTCATTGGGATGTCCGGCGGCAGCAGCGAGCGGTCCAGCCACACGCGGGCGCCGACGTCGCCGGTGGTGCGTACCGAGATGCGGATCGCCGCAGCGATCGACGCCCGCAGCGGGCGGGTGGTGAGGGTGGGGCCGCCGCGCTTCCCGGAGCCCCGGCCCTGGGAGCGGATGTCCAGGTGCTCGATGGCGTCCTGGAGGTCGTCGCGCAGCGGCTCGGCCGCACGCCGGATGCGGCGCTGCATGCTGGATCGGATGTTCTCGTGGCCGGCCCGGCGCAGCCGCCGCTGGAGTTCGAGCAGCTGGCCGGTGCCGACTATGCGGATGTCCTGAACCACGGTGGGCTCACACGGTGACGTCGGTCGACATGTACTCGATGACCGGCTGGTTCGTGCCGTCGTACAGGCCCGTGAAGTTCAGCGTCGGCTTGACGACAGCGAACCCTTCGACGGTCGGCGGAGCGTCGTCGAAGCGGATCGCGGGCAGCTTGATCCGGAACGTCTCGGTGTACGTCGACGCGATGATCGGGCCGATGAACTCGACCACGAGTGAAGTTGCGGCGTCGGAGGTGTGCAGGTCGTCGAGGACGGTGTCGACGTAGTCCATCTCGATCGATCCGGTGATCTTCACCTGGTCGTTGGAGATGGGCTCTTTCTTCGTGCCGGCCTGCCCGGCATAGAACCGGTCGACGGCCTGCGGGCGCTCGATCTTCACCGAGATCTTGCGGATTCCGTCCCGCGCGGTCTCCGTACCGAAGGTGCCCGTCTTGACCGCGAGCTGGCCGAAGTGGAACGGGGACATCGACGGGTACGAGGCTGTCGCCAGTGTCTGCGCCTCGTCGCACGCCTTGGCGTCGAACTCGTAGGTGGCGGTGAGCATCTGCCCGACCTCGCACGAGAACTCGGCCGAGGTGACCTTGCAGCCCAGGAAGGTCTTGTCGGTCACCGTGCCGCTGGTGAGGGGAACGCCCTTCTGGATCGTGAGGCTCTTGCCGGCGATGTCCGCGAGGGTGTGGGTTTGCAGGTAGGCCGTCGACGCGGCCTGCTGTACGGGGGTGACGGAGGTTCCCATCAGCGCCTGGAGCAGCAGGCCCATGGCCTTGTTGGTGACCTCCATGTCGACGGTGCCGGACCCTTCGGTCTGGGTCACCACGCGCCGCGAGGACAGGGGCAGCAGACGTCCGGCGGCGATACCCGCGGACTGGGCTGTCGTCTTCTTGAGGACCAGCGATTCCTTGGTGAACTCGACGAACTTGGTCGGTGCCACGAACGTGCCGTAGGTCGACTCGGCGCTGATGCCGAGCTGGGCGCCGAGCCCGGATCCGATCGCCATGGATCAGCCCTCCTGGTTCTGCGACGCCTTGGCCGCGCTGGTCTTCTTCTTCGCGCCGGGCTCCTCGACGGACTCCCAGTTCGCGGGCTGGCAGACGTAGCCCTCGAACCGCTGGTCGGGCACCTCGACCACTTCGTCCGGCTGGACCTCGCGGTCGCCGAGTTCGGGCACGGTCACCGGCTCCGGGCCCAGGTAGCGCACACGCGCCATGGCTGTACTCCTTCTCGGGTGGGTGGATCAGATACGGGCCTGGCAGGTCACCGTGAAAGCGAGCCCGGCGAGGCTGCCCTCCTGCTGCAGTTCGGTCAGGTTGCCTGCAGTGAGGTGCGCCCACAGCACCGCGCCGTTCAATGTGGGCGCGGTCGGAGCGTCGTTGGTGGCGCGAAGCGCGATCTCGACCTCGCCGACGAGCGCGAACACCTCGTCGCGCCGGTCCTTCATGACGGTGGTGCCGGCGCGGGCCTCGGCGTAGCAGGCGATCGCGAACGCCTCGTCCCGCGTTCTCGCGCCGGCCGAGTTGAAGTCCTGGGTGAGGGCCACAGCCACTTCCGCGCTGGGCTGCCATCCGACGAACAGGTGCTTCTTGGCAGTCAGGTTGACCACCGGCGGACCGTCGATGATCGTGACGTCTGCCAGCCCCGGGGCGGCCCGCAGGATCGAGAGCAGCGCGTCGACGGCAGCGGGCACGCGGGAGGTCATCATGCGAAGCCTCCCGGATCCCGGTCCGCCTGGAGTAGCTGCAGCGCCCGGTTGGGGATGGCGTAGCCGAGGCCCGGGATGGGCTCAGTGACGGCGAAGTCCTCGCCGCCGCCGATCCCCGTGAGGCCGCGGGACGCGCCGTAGTTGGTACGCCACAGGTGCTGGAGGATCAGCTTCGACGCGAGGGACACGTTCGGCGCGACCGCGGTCCGGCCGGCGGTGTACGTGATGCGGTATTCGCCGGAGAAGAACCAGAGAGCGTCCTTGCGGCGCAGGATGCCCGTGGCCGTGTCGACGTCGAGGACGCCCACGTCGATGCCCTGCTGCCAGATCTGCAGAGGGGTGATTGCCGAGACGGCGATCACGGGCAGCGTGTGCAGCACCCACATCTCCCGGTCGCCCTGGAGGACCTCCTGCACGGTCCGCCGAACCACGGGGCCCACGAAGAACTCGACGCACTGGGTGGTCGCTTCGATGAACTCGCGCAGCTCCTCGTCGTCGCTCGTGCTCGTCGAAGGGATGTCGAGCTTGGCCTTAGCGCCGGCCAGCGAGAACAGCATGGGCGGTGCGGCCTCGCGGACGTCGAACACATCGGTATACGCGCCTGCGTTGAGGCCAGATGCCACCCACCGCACGGCATGCCGCCCGGGCTGCACGGTCGGGTAGTCGTAGGCGTAGATGCCTGTCGTCGTCGGCGCCACGGCTGGCACGGACACTGTGGTGTTGTCAGGCAGGGTGATGGTCAGCGCCATCGCCCCGGCATTCGCCATCGCTCCAGCAGAGTCCCGCACGGTCGTGCCCAGCGGGACGACCGCGCCCAGGTCGAAGCTCACCTCAGGCCCCCTTCACCGTAGATGTCCCACGCGGGTAGGGGCCCGGCCCGGCCAGACTGCGCTGGAGCGGGGCGCAGCTACCGGGCCGGACGATGTTGAAGTTGTCGAACTCCGAGTAGTCGCCCGTGCCGCTGTCGCGATGCCCGGCCAGGACGACACCCAGGTTCAAGTCAGCGGTCCAGGCCGGAGAAGCCGTCGTCCGCTGAGTCGCCCATAGGCGGCCGTCCGGGCTGGTGTCCCAGGAGAGAGACCCGTCGCCTTCGAGGAGGCGCACCCATGCGTGCTCCGTGGGCGAGTAGGTCAGTGCCACCTCGCCCGGATCCGCGTACCCGACCCGGGAGACGAGGCGGAGCTGACCGGTAGCGGCGTTGAGGCTGAAGCCTGCGTCGGTGCCGCCCGTGCTGGTCAGCACGAGGACCTCGGCCAGTGCCTCCGCCACGGCGCCGCCCGCCGCCGGCGCGTACACGCGGCAGGCGACCTGTGCCCCGGCCAGGCTGTAGATGGAAGCCGACGCGTAGCCGGAGTAGTCGGTCGTGCACGGCACCCGGGCCCGGCCCGCCACCTCGGCGACGTCACCGTAGGAACCCGACCACAGCACCGGATCCCGGAAGTTGTCGGCGAACGAGTCCTGCAGCATCCCGAACCCGGGCACCGTGCCCCCTACTTGCCGTAGAGCTTCACGTCGAAAGTGAAGGACGGGGTGGTGCCGCCGACCGTCCACCGCACTCGCAGCTTGTCGGCGAACAGCCCCGCGACGTCAACGGCCTGGACGGCCGCCGCAGTCTTCTGCGTGAACGTGGCGACCGTGTTCCAGTTCGTGCCGTCGAGGCTGTCCTCGATGACCACGTCCAGGGTGGGCGTGGTGCCCGCTGCCGCAGTCACGTTGAGCTGGGCTCGGAACTTCGACCAGTCGCCGAAGCCGGGTAGCGTGCCGGAGTTCCCGGACGCGGTCTGCGCTCCGGAGGCGACGGCCGTGACGAGCGAACCCATCAGTCAGCCCGCTTGCCGCGGGTCGCGGTACTGCGCGGCTTCGACTCCACTGCCGCCTCCTGCGGTGCCGACTGCGCGTGATCGTCGCCGTCGGCACCGAGCCGCTTCAGCTCGGCGTTCACGCCTGCCACTCGGTCGTCGAGGCCGCGCGCGACGTACCCTGCGCGCTCCCGCTTGAGCGCAGCGATCACTCCCTCGCGGTTCGGGTCCTCCGCCTCCGACGGCTCGGCTGCAGCCGTCTCGGGCTCTTCAACGTTGTCTTCCTCGGCCATGGCCGAACCTCCCTGCGAGCACGCCCCGGCCAGCACCTGGCCGGGGCGGTGGATGGACTAGAACGTCGGGGTGACCAGGCCGGTGCCGGAGACGACCGAGGTCGACTTCGGGTACCGCTCGCTGTGCAGGGCGGCGTAGTTGTAGAACCGCAGCAGCACGGACAGCTGGTTGGCGTAGGTCTCGCGGAACGCCTCGGCACGCGGCGTGCCCTCGAAGAGGATCGCGTCGGAGGAACGGGCGATGATGATCCGGTCCTCGTTGGTGCCCGCTCCGAGGTTGATCGGGATGTTCGGGTCGACGTACACCGGCAGGCCCTGGAGCGTGCCGACGAACCCTTCGGAGTTGACGTCGGACATGGCGGCCAGGACGTTCTGCGGCATGTTCGCCACCGGCACCACCAGCGGCCGGCCCGCGGTGTCGAGGGACACCGTGTACCAGGCCCACCGGCGCGGGTGCATGAAGATCTTGTCGGGCGGCAGGAAGCGGCCCGTGTGGATCTGCTGGATGCCGTCGCCGACCTTGCTGTACGCCTCGCCGACGGTGGGCGACGCGTCCGTGTAGGTGATGGCGTTGATGCCCGACGCGTTGAGCAGACCGCGCTTGTTCGCCGCGTTGTTGTTGATGACGAACGTGTCGAGCCGGACCGCGTAGTCCGCAGCCAGGTCGGCCAGGAGGATCGGGTCCATGTTGATGGGCGACTGCTCCAGCAGCTGCTGCGACACGACCTGCTGACCCGCGATCGTCGCCACCGCCGCGGTCACACTGGACGACGTGGCGTCCGTGTTGGAGACCCCCGTGTTCTGCGTGGTCTGCTCAGCGGTAGACGTGCCGGCGGTGAGCTTCGGCAGGTTGATGGAGTCGGTGCCGTCCGGCAGCGGCTGGTGGCCGATCTGGTCGGCGACGACGCGGCCGGCGCGGGCGAGCGCCACGTACTCGTCGACCATCCACAGCGGCGGAACGAACTCGCCGATAGCGCCGTCGGTGGTGGTCAGGGCGCGCTTCTCCATGACCTCGCGGTCGTTGTGCTGCAGCCGCTCGATCGCCTCGTGGTCGCCACGCTGCTGCGCACGGAACAGGTCCCGGAAGTACGACGTCCGGCCGTCCTTGCGGTAGGTCTCCGGCTCCGAGACGACGGTGACGCGCTCGCGCCGCTCGCCGGTCTGCTTCTGCGCGGCGAGGATCTCGGCTGCCTTCTGCTCCCGCTTCTCGTCCTCCTCCAGCTCCTTGATCCGGCCGTCCAGCTCCTCGATGTCGCCGTCCTTCGCGCGGATCTCCGCGCGCTTGGCGTCGAACGCGGTCTGCTCGTCGGCAGACAGCTTCTCCTGGCCGGCGTCCTCGGCGGTCTTCACGATGCCGTCAAGGTCGGTCTTCAGCGCGGCCCGGGCTTCGAGCGCGGCTGTCATCTGCTTGCGCAGGTAGGCGAGCATGGCTCGCTCCCTCCATGGGGTGATGGGTTGGGGTCGCGCCCGCGTGCCGTTCGGGTGG